AAGACGGTAATAAACTGGATCTGTACGGCAAAGTTAACGCAGAACATTACTTCTCTTCTTCAGCTAGTGATGACGGAGATAAGACTTATGCTCGTCTGGGATTCAAAGGTGAAACTCAGATTAATGACCAGTTAACCGGTTTTGGTCAGTGGGAGTACGAATTTAAAGGTAACCGTACTGAATCTGAGGGCTCTGATAAAGATAAAACTCGTCTTGCATTTGCTGGCCTCCGTTTTGCTGATTATGGTTCAATCGACTATGGTCGCAACTATGGTGTAGCTTATGATATTGGCGCTTGGACTGACGTGCTGCCTGAGTTTGGTGGAGATACCTGGACTCAGACCGATGTATTTATGACCCAGCGTGCTACTGGCGTAGCCACCTACCGTAACAATGATTTCTTCGGCCTGGTTGATGGTCTGAACTTTGCTTTGCAGTATCAAGGTAAAAATGATAGTGCTGCAAAAGTGAACAACTGGAAAGGCCGTGACGTAGTTGAATCTAATGGTGATGGCTTTGGTCTGTCTGCTACTTACGATTATGAAGGATTTGGCGTTGGTGCAACCTATGCAAAATCTGATCGTACTGATGGGCAGGTATCCTATGCTAAAAAGGATCCTCTGAATGCTTCTGGTAAAACTGCTGAAGTATGGGCTACTGGCCTGAAATATGACGCAAATAACATTTACCTGGCTGCAACTTATTCTGAAACTCAGAATATGACTGTCTTCGGTGATGACTTTATCGCGAACAAGGCGAAAAACTTTGAAGCTGTTGCTCAATACCAGTTTGATTTCGGCCTGCGTCCGTCCATCGCTTATCTGCACTCTCGCGGTGAAAATATTGGTGCGTTCGGCAGCCAGGATCTGGTTGAATACATCGACTTGGGTGCGACTTATTACTTCAACAAAAATATGTCCGCTTTCGTTGACTACAAGATCAACCTGATTGATGAAAGTGAATTTACCAAAAGATCTGAGGTTGCAACCGACAACATCGTTGCTGTTGGTATGACCTACCAATTCTAATTTTGGTAGGTAAGAATATGCGGGAAGGGAGTGATGTCACTGCCCGCATATAGGTGGCACCCTCATGCCACCTTTGAAGAGGCAATAAAATTGCCTCTTCTCAATTTAACTTCATGTTATTTATTACCTTTTTATTAATTTGAAACTCTATTGTTGGGGCGCTTTGTTGCGCCCATTTTTTTACACCAATTAGGTAAAGTTATTTTTAAGTAATCGAGCAACTTTCAGCCCTCTCAAAATGGAATATCGTCTTCAAAGTCCATTGGAGGTTCGCTATTGGCGTTGCTCTGAGGTTTACTGCCACCGCTGTATTGCTGGTGGTTTTGAGGTTGGTTTGACTGCCCCCAGCCATTTGAGAATTGTGAATCGTCGCGGCGAGCGCCGATCATTTGCATGGTGCCGCCCTGGCTGACGATAATTTCCGTCGTGTAACGTTCTACACCGGCGTCATCTGTCCACTTACGGGTTTTAAGTTTCCCTTCGATGTAGACCTGAGAACCTTTTCGTAAATACTCACTCGCAATTTCAGCAAGTTTTCCGAACAAAACGACTTTATGCCATTCTGTTTGCTCTTTCTGTTGGCCCGTTTGCTTGTCGCGCCATGATTCATTCGTTGCGATGCTAAGTCTTCCGACCGCTCCGCCATTTGGTATATACCTGATCTCCGGGTCTTGCCCCAGGGTACCAATCAGGATGACTTTGTTTACACCGCGTTGTGCCACTTATCTTACCTAATAAAATAAATTAATTAGAGCAATAATGTATATCTTTGAAACGTAGCTAACAAGTGATTTGCATTATCCTGTGCCTTCTAAAGGGATCGAGTCAGTCGGTATTGGCTGTGAATGGGTGTTTGTCCTGGAGCGTAAAAAATTCGCTTATGAGGTCTTTATGAAGGGAAAAACAGCCGCAGGAGGCGGTGCAATTTGCGCTATCGCGATGATGATTACCATCGTGATGGGTAATGGCAATGTGCGAACCAACCAGGCGGGGCTTGAGCTTATCGGAAACGCTGAAGGTTGCCGACGTGATCCATACAAGTGCCCGGCGGGTGTATGGACTGACGGGATTGGTAATACACACGGGGTAACGCCAGGCGCGCGAAAAACCGACCAGCAAATCGCCGCTGATTGGGAAAAGAATATCCTGATCGCTGAACGCTGTATTAACCAGCACTTCCGGGGCAAAGACATGCCCGATAATGCCTTCAGCGCAATGACAAGCGCGGCATTCAATATGGGATGCAATAGTTTACGGACCTACTACAGCAAAGCGCGAGGCATGCGAGTCGAAACGTCCATCCACAAGTGGGCGCAGAAAGGGGAATGGGTGAATATGTGTAACCATCTCCCTGATTTTGTGAACAGTAACGGCGTCCCCCTGCCCGGGTTAAAGATTCGCCGTGAAGAAGAACGCCAGCTTTGCCTGACGGGGCTTGTCAATGAATAAACTCCGGCAGCTCCGCCGACTTTCGACAATGAAGTTATCGCTGGCGGCGATAGTTTTTGACTCGATTTTCATGGCGGTATATGTGCTCAATGAGACGTGGCCACTGGAACCGCTATTATATGCCGGGCTTCGGCTGTGCCTGACATTTTTGAGCATGGCTGCAAGATTGATGCAGCAGAAAGAAACCGCTTCAGATTGCCCACGTCGCGCGGTGCGCAAATATATGGCACGCAGACGAAGGCGATAATAGTTAACGATAACCCCGGCAGCCGCCGGGGTTATTTTTGGTGGTTATTTGAACGGATTGATTGAATTATTAAACGTGATGATGCTTGTCTCACGCGGTGCCTGGACGTTAGCCGCTTGCGGAACCTCTTTAATTTTCTTAGTGACAGGCAAGTTGCGCGCGCCAACTTTGATCAGAGATTCGAAAAGTGTGGCAACGATTTTTGCATCACCAGGTTCTTTGAGGCGGAATGCGTCTTTTTGGGCGGCGGAGACGAAGATCGGGAGGTTATCCAGTTCGTCTTGCATTGCTGCCAGCACATCGTCGCGGATACCCGCTGTTTCCTCCAGCAAAGCAATTCGCGCTTCAGCATCTGCGATCTTGGCCATTGCTTCGAGGTGGCGGCCCTGGCTTTCGAGTAGTGCGGTCTCCAGTTCTGCCGTACGCTCTGTCGCCTCCACCATCATTTCCAGTTCAGCCATTTTGCCGTAATGGGATATAACGGCCTGCACTGACTCGTCGGAGTACCCATGCGCCGCCAGGGACTCTGCCAGTAAAGATTTAGAATCCGCGCTTTCAAACATTCCGGCGCTGGCAGGATGATCCAGACTTATATAGTTCGGCGTTGTCACATAATCCACACCATGGAAGCTGGTGGTTACAGCGATTTTCCCGGACTCGCGCCCGCCAGTGGCCCAGCTCCAGCCACCAGCACGGCTTTCGATCATCGCGGCGACGATTTTCCCCGGCTCTGTGTTAAGAATTTCCTGTGTATGGGTAACGATGCCGTTGTCGTCAACAGATATAGCCACTGTGCGGCACGCTGGAACATTGTCGATTACGACCGGGCGACCTTCCACCATGATCACGCTGGTTTCTGGTACTTCCAGTTTGCCAGTCAGCTGTCGGCGACCGTGACCGTAATAGCCGAAAAGCTCTCCAAGGCGTAAACCTTCCTGAGTTTCCTTGCTTTCAAGCATGGTCTTGACCGCGCTTAATACATACTGTCGCCCGTTCTGGCGACCTTTTCGAGCATTGCTATAGAGACAAAAGCGGTCAGTGACCGTTTTCAAAACATCAGTCATTATCGTTTCCCTCTTTAAAGACCGATTCAAGGATTTGCGCCAGTTCCTGTGGCGGTGTTTTGATGATGGAATCCATCAGGTGATCGTCGTCCTCGCTTTTAGCTTTCAGTTCGTTCACCAGTGCTTCAGAGATTTTTTCGTCAATCTCCAGCACATCGCTGAACAGGTAACGTTTGAATGCATCGGAATTAGCGAGGACGCTGTTATTGCTGACGGCATCGAGGATTTGCGTAACGATGGTGGCGTAGTTCGCCTGCGAGTCGCGGTTATCGTTGTGCTCTTGTTGCAGAGCGGTATTAACGGAGTGGAATTCGATTTTGTACGGGCGATCACCTTCCGGGTATACCTTGCCGTACTTGAAAGCAAGATGAATATCGATAGCCCGCTGAATGAACTCTTCTACGCCCTGCTGGATCCATGAGGCGCGCATGGCGGCCTGAATTGCCGTGCGCAGGAATCCACCTTCACCAAGCCCGCCGGACATTTGATCTGCCCACCCCAGGAGGGTGTAATCGAGGCCAAGTGCTGCCGCCAGCTGGCGCATATAAGTGAGAATGTCTTCAATGCCGTTGATGTCTGCCTGGATGGTCTGAGTATCAATGGTCATCTGCCCCTTGCCGTCGCCCATAATAGGCAGCAGGGTATTGGTCACCGTAGGCATGTTATTCGCGCCGCGTGCGCGCTTTTCCATCAGGTCAGCTGCTCGTTTAAGCGTCTGAGTAATGGTGCGCGAATAATCGGCTGCTTTTACCGGATCCAGACTATTCATCGCCAGGCCGATGATTCGGTCAATTTTCGACGCATTAAAACGCGTTGCCTTCAGCGAGCGGATCGCCGAACGCAGGTTCATGTACGGCTCGTAGGCGTATTCGAGCAAGCTGGTCCCGTAATTCTGGGTTTCAATCGGCGTGCGCTCTTCCGGATTATCCAGCAGGCTGTAAGCCTTATGGCCAGTGTGCACAGGCATAAGGTTTGACTTAGGCCGCCAGTAGGGGATTTTCATAGGGATAATGGTCCACGGATCGGCGAAAACCATTTTCCCTGACGCGTCCTTCAGATAATCGCCGCTAAATCCCGCCAGGTTACCGCTGACCTCGAACTCCTTGATGAAGCTCGGAAGGGTGTAATAGGAGCACTCAAAAGACGTGATCCCTATGCCTTCTTTGGCGTATGGCCTGACATAAGCCACCCCAAATACAGACATGATAAATGCCCACCCGGCGACCTCTTTGTTGATGGTTCGCCCGATGTCGTTCATCAGCTCGTCACACAACCCCTGCGCGGCGTCATAGTCACTATCGTTTCCGTTATGTACCGGCACGATAGAGAAGGTTTGTCCGGTCTTCTTATCGAAAGAGAGCGCGTGCGTAATATGGATGTTCAGCGCGGTGGCGATCGTGCTGTAAACCGCCATCTCTTCGAGTAGCGGATAGCGTTGCAAGCGGTCTTCCGGCAGTTGAACTTCATCAAAGATAAAGCGACTTCCGTCCACCAGCCCATCGCCAGCCATGCCACTATCGCCCGGTTTGCCGCCTAAGAAGCCGGACAGTTGTACCGGTGCCCCTGCGCGAGAAAACAAATACCCACTTCCGCCGTGTACAGCCAGCGCGGACAGGAGGATGTTGTCCCGTTCTCCGTTGTCTTTAAAAACCCCCGCCAGCGCCTTCCTGACCGAGGATAGCGTGATTTTATTGTCTGCCAAGATTGCACCTTAATTAGAATAATTCGCATCGTGTTTGAACGGAATTTAACACTAGTCACTTGTTAAGGATTACCAATGAACAAGCTATCTATGGGGGTGTTTCGCTGTTCAAGTGTCAGCGAAATATTGAAATACATTAGGGCAATAACATCTCACCGAGCGCCGATTAAATACGGCGTGGAAAAGGTGGAAGGCAAAAGCTATGACCGACTGCGCCGGGAGGCGAATCAGAAGGCGATAGATTTGCTTAATTCACTGGTGGACAGCGCGACACTGACAGATGAACAGCGCCAGATCCTGGCTGGGTACACCGGTGAAGGCGGCATTGGCGGGTCCGTCTCCGAATATTACACACCAAAGCCGATCGCTGAAGGTGTCTGGGAGATCATGAAGCTCTACGGCGCGGACGTAGGTAACACTCTGGAACCATCGGCGGGCACCGGCGTTTTTAATGAGACAAAACCGGTTGGTACGGTGATGACTGCGACTGAGATCAGCAGTGTTTCCGGTCGTATAAACCAGTTGTTACACCCGGAAGACAGCGTACAGATTTCCCCGTTCGAACAGCTGGCTATAAGCACACCTAACGATTCATTCGACCATGTTGTGGGTAACGTTCCGTTCGGCGGTCGTGATAACACACGCAACATCGATAAGCCTTACGCAGAAGAAACGGACATGGGTTCTTACTTCATGCTCCGCATGCTGGACAAGATAAAGCCAGGCGGATTCATGTGCGTGATTGTGCCGCCGTCCATTGTTTCAGGTTCAAACATGAAGCGGTTACGCCTGCGCCTATCACGGAAAGCAGAATTTCTTGGTGCCCACCGCTTGCCTACCGGTACTTTTGACGCAAACGGGACCAGTACGGTCGTAGATGTGGTGCTGATGCGCAAACATCCGGCAGAGATGGCTGAGAAAATCCCCCTGGTGGATGAAAGCACTCTTGAATCAGCAAATGTGCTTTGGCCAACGTTTATTTCTGGCAAGTGGTTTGAAAAGGATGGCCGCCGGTTTGTTCATGGCACCCAAGAAAAGGGCTTCCGGGGGCGTATTGAGGTTCGTGCCGACGGTCAGATTGATAACCAGGCTCTTAAAGCGAAGCTGATTCATCGTTTCGAAAGCCGTATCGACTGGTCTTTGCTCGATATGGCTGAACCGTCACCGACCGCAGACGTTGTTGGTGAAGGGGAAATGCGCCTGATTAATGGCGTATGGCAAAAATATGCTGGTGGTCGCTGGATTGAAGCTGATGCCGGGAAGGAACTTAAGATCGATGCTGCCAGTTATGGCGCGGATAGCTGGGAGGCTCTTCAGCGTAACCTGACTACAACAGAAGGCCGTCTCGGTATGACATTTACCCAGATGGCAAATGTCCGCGATAAGTACACCACATCAATCAGCGACGATATGGTGCAGCTGGTGGACTGGATTAACAGCCAGCCTGAAAAATACCGTGAACGCTTGTATCGCGGGGCGATGATTGGCCGGATGTTAATTGAATATCAGGATATGAAGGCCGCCGGGCATAGTGCTGAACAAATCGAACAGCAGCGCCTTTCTCTGGTATCCCGTTTGCAGGCAGAGATTGACCGTTTTGGTAACCCCGGTCGCGGTCCGATAGCGAAATTATCGGGGAGCGGTGCGCGCGCCTGGTTTGCTTTCCGTGGTGCAATTAAGCTGGATGGCACTATTTCTGACGAGCTGACAGGAAAACTGGTTACGCATGATTCCAGCGCCAGTTATGACTCCACCAGCTATCAGGACACCCTGCGTTATCTCTACAGTGATCTCACTCGCGATCCAATCCAGCTCGATGATTTCCGCCTTGCGTTTACCGGCGAACTGCCAGCCAGTGATGATGAGTTGCTTAATTTATTGGCCAGCACCCCTGGCATTGCGGTTTCACCGTATGGCGGGATTGTTCCGTTCGCCCGCGCCACCAGCGGCGACATTAACGAGATAGTGGCTCCAAAACAGGAATTCCTCGCCACGCTCCCCGACGGTCCAGTAAAGAACAACGTCCTTAATCAGCTGGCAGCGATCGAAGAGAAGCGCATCAAGACGCCAGCAGAGAATATCCGCTTTAAGCTCAATAGCCGTTGGTTCGACCGTTCCGTCATTCTGGAGTTTTTGCAGGAAAACGGCTATCCGGATCTGCGCTATGTGCAGTCAGTGCAGCTGGAAGGCGACGAAATGGTTTCTGACACCTATCACGGTGGTGATGGCCTGTTCGTCGGGCACCGATACGGTGTCGTCCAGCGCAAGGATAAAGAAACAGGCGAGATCCGCTACGAGTGGGACCGTAAATCAGGAGAAAACGCGACCGGGTTCCCGGCACAGCTGGAAAAGTATCTCAATGGTGCGCGTATCGGTGGCAAAGATAGCGCGACGGCGAACGGCTATCGTGAGCAGATGGCACTGCTTGAGGACCAGTTCAATAAGTGGATCAAGACGCACGATCGCTACGATGAGCTGGTTGCCAAATACAACGATGTGTTCAATAGCAATATCCCGTATGAACACTCTGGCGATCCGCTTGGGTTGAAGGGATTAAGCGGTAAGCGCCAGCCATTTGATTACCAGAATAGCGAGGTGCGCCGACTGTCCGAAGATGGGCGCGGCATCCTGGGCTTCGGTACCGGGCTGGGTAAAACCACGACCGCGCTGGCGCTTGAGACGTTCAACTATGAGAACGGTCGCTCCACCCGTACTGCTTATGTAGTGCCTAAATCAGTGCTGGAAAACTGGTATTACGAAGCAAAAGAATTCCTGAGTGAAGAGGCATTCAGTAACTACCTGTTCGTCGGTCTTGATGTGCTGATGGATGGCGATCAGATTCGCCAGGTGCCGGTGCTCGATGAGAACGGTAAACCTGTTCTTGGTACTGATGGCACTCCAGTTATGCGCGATGCTCTTAAGCTGGCAGATGAAGCCACTATCACAGCGCGGATGAACGCGATCCCGCACTCAAACTACCGTGCAGTCGTGTTTACCAAAGAACAATACGCCCGCATTCCGCTACGTGATGACACCGTAGATGAGCATGCACAAGACATGCTTTATGACTTCGTTGCCGCCGGGCGCGTAGCCAGCGCAATGGATTCCGACTCCCATCGTAAAGAGGCGGCGCGTCGCTGGGTATTGTCGGAGTATTCAGATACCGGTACCGAAAAAGCAGAGAAGTATCCGTACTTTGAGGATATGGGCTTCGATAGTGTGATCGCCGACGAAGGTCACAACTACCGCAATAGCTATAAAAATGGTCGCGAAGCGTCACAACTGGCCTATCTGCCCACCAGCGCGGTGGCGCAATCGGCGCGGGATATGGCAATCAAAAACGCGTACCTGATGAAAAAGAATGGCGGGCGCGGGCCGGTTCTCCTGACTGCAACGCCAGTCGTTAACACCCCGATCGATGCATACAACATGCTTTCTCATGTTCTGCCGAAGGAATACTGGCAGAAGATGGGGATCTACGGTCCTGATGACTTCGTTAAATTCTTCGGCAAGACCAGGCTGGAAACGGTACAGAAAATCAGCGGTGAAGTTGAAGAAAAAATGGCGCTGGTGGGCTTTGAAAACCTTGATGCGCTGCGCGGTATATTCCATCGCTGGGTAACGCTTAAAACGGCGGAAGACGTTAAGGATACCGTGGAGATCCCGGAACTGGACGAACACCAGCAGGATGCACCACTTACTGAAGAACAACTGGCGGCGTATGAAGAATTGCGTCAGCAGGCGGAAGCGGCGGCCAAAGCCAACAATGGTGTAACGACCTCGGTCAATGAAGACGGCGTGATTGAGCACGAGAAAGCCCGTCCGATCTTCTCAATAATCAGGGATATGGACCGCGTATGTACTGACATGGACCTGTACTATCGCCGGATCACCTATCGTTTCCTGCCGGAGTACGCCGATGCGGTGCAGCAGCTGGCGGACAGTTTGCCTAAACAAGCCACCAGCGAAGACGACGACAGTGATGATTCAATCACGCAGCAATCGCAATACTCCCTGATAGATAAGGGCGAGTTTATTCAGTTGCAGGTTCCGGAAGCGTTCGAGCAGGAAGTGAATAAGCGCCTGGCCAGGTTTGGCATTGACGAACAGACCGTAACTCACCCCGTTACGCCGAAATACGCGAAGCTGATCGCCACGCTGAAGGAGTTTTTCCCGGAAGGGAAGCAAATCATCTTCACCGACGAAAAAACGCAGCACCAGAAGCTCAAGCGCATTATCTGCAATGCTCTTAACCTTGAACCTTCAAAGGTAGGGATCCTGAATGCTCAGACTGTTGCCGAGGCAGGTAAAACCGGTAAGAAACTGAAAGCGGTTAAACCGCCGAAAGAGTTACCGGATGAACCAACAGATGCACAGATAGCGAAATACAACGAGCAAATGGCTCTGTATGACGCCTATATCGCGCAGCAAAATGAAATGTCGTTGGGCGGTCTGGAAAAGATTGCAGCCGACTTCCAGGAGGGCCGGACTCCGATCATCATCTGCAACAAAAAGGCAGAGGTGGGTATCAACCTGCATCGAGGAACGACTGACATCCATCATCTGACGTTGCCATGGACACCAGCCAGTATCGCACAGCGTAACGGTCGCGGTGCTCGAGTTGGCTCCAACCGTGCAAGCGTTCGCGTTCACTACTACTGCGGCAAGGGGTCTTTCGATGAATACCGATTGAAGACGCTGAAGCGTAAAGCAGGCTGGATCTCCGATATCCTCCGTTCAGATAAGTCGGAAATGGAGAACGCCGACGCCAATGACATGATCGAAATGCAGATGTATACCGCGAAGGATGACGGCGAACGTCTGGCAATGATGCAGGTTCAAATGGATAAGGCGAAAGCTGCGAAACGCGCTCGCCAGAAAGAACAGGCTACTATCGACCTTCAGAATTACATCAAGGCGCAGCACGCAGCTGGCGAGGATGTGGAGGTACTTACCGCTGAATTAGAGCGAAGCAAAGCGGAACTTGAAAAGACCACCGCCGAGGTAGCTAAATTCAAACAGGCGGTAATGGCCAAAGCAGCTGATAACGCAGACTGGAAAGCCCGCTGGGGTAGCGTCCATCACACAGACCGTACGTTGTTAGCACAGTATCGCGCGTCGTTGAAAAGCGCCATTCAGCGCAAGGCTAATATCTCTCAGGCCATCTCCCGCTATGAGAAATTATTGAACCGTACTCAGAAGGCCGCGACGGATATCAAACGCCTGCGCCCGCTGGTGGAGGATGCAATAAATAAAGGCATTCTGGATGTTGATCCTGATCTGGTTAACCATGCGAATGAGTTCCTTGTTATCGGCGATCGCTCATGGCGTGTAGGCCAATACTACGATTGTGCCGGTGATATCGTTCGCATTAAGTCGCTGGACTTCGACAGCCAGCGCGCAGACGTGGAGATCATCTTTACCTTCAAAGGCACCAAATCGGGTAACTGGGATGTGAAGACGCTGGATAAACAGGTTGATGTAACTCCCGATGAAGATGCTGTTATGCAGAAAATCAGTGGCGGCGTCTCCATCGCCGGGATTAACGACATCATTTCCTGTGACGATTTCTACCGTTTCCAGCAGCGCGGCATGATCAAAATCACTGACTCATACGGCGTTCAGACTACAGAGTCAGGCTATAGCATTGATTTTGTTGGTACCTATACGGACCCACTGAAGCATGCGGTTTACCCGGATCGCCGTGACGGCGCGCTGAAGTCGTCAATTGCAAAATGGGTGCTTAGTATGATGTCGGAAGGGAATAACCGCCAGATCCGTTCGGCAGAAACATTCCTGGTTGAACTGTTTGGCTCCAATTATGGCGATGTAATCGCGTCATACGGAGATACGCTATCCCCTGAAGCAATTCAGGAGAAAATAGCGGATGCGATCGCCAGAATGCCGGAAAAAACAAGCCAGGGGGCTACTCGTAACGGGGATTCTGAACTTGAAGTCACCAATGCCATTTTCGGTACCAATGAGTTCCGGGCGTCAGATTATGAGATCACCACAGCACAGTTTGGCACCATTGGCATTTACAGTAATAAAGACGAGATCAAGCAGGCAATGGACGCAGCAAGTGCGCGCATTGCAGCAGAACGGAAAGCCAATCTGAATCATGCAGTCGCCGTGCTGACTCAATCGTGGGTAACAGCAATCAGGGAGGCCGCCACCACAGGAAAAATCACACCGGCAATTGCGGATGTCGTAAACGACGGCTCTAAATTTATGGATGCCTATAAAATGGATGCGGTGCAGTTGCCATCAGCCTATGGCCAACTCAGCTATCGCATGACCTACAACCTGGTATCAATGTTTACTGACCTTGCCATCCTTGGGCTGGTGGACCTTAACGAGGTTACGCCGGAATTACTCAGCATGCGCAAGAATCATGTGGAGATATTGCACAGAATTAACACGGTACTTTCCGGGCGCACCGATGAAGAGAAACAGGCAGACGCTGATCGGATAAACCTGGCCCTTGGCAACATCTCGGAGGAAGAAATTGCCGCCAGAAACGAGAAACAAGAAGAGTTATCATCAATACAGGGTGATGCCACCAGCATAGCTCAGTCTCTTGGTCTGAATTATCGCGTATCCACCGCCGACCTGAAGATGATGTACGCACCAAAATTCGCCGCTGGCGAGGTATTTGGGCTTCAGGAGGCGTCCGGCATGAAAGGCATTCTTTTCCGTGCGAAAGACGCAATCAAGGCGAAATTCGGCGCTCGCTGGCTGCCAGCGAAGGCAAAGAACAGCGATTTCCCGGGTAACTGGTGGATTATCGAGACAAAACACAACGTGGCGGACGTTCTGGCCGTCATCCAACAATACGCATAACAGGAGCGCCCGGTTCGCCGGGCGTCGCATAATATGGCCACACTATCTGATACAATAAAACCGAATAAAACATATCTTGAGGCGGTACTGCGTACGGCGTTGTTAGGAAAGACAGAAGACGAATACGTTGATTTCTTCCTGTCAGGGCTACGCGGGCGATTACTGAAAAATCCCCGCCTGTACCGCAGCTATGGTCCATACTGGCCGGAAATTAAAAAATTATTACTGGAGCGCGGTTATGGTAATTTCGGTCGTCTCGTTGACCGTGACGTTCGCAAAATTTACCGTTATGACCGCCCGGCGCTAACACTCATAGCCGCGACGCTCTACAGCCAGGAGCGTTTTGATAATGGTCAGATATACTCAGCCTGGCATTTACTGCCAGTGCCTGAAGAAGTTGACGACCAGGACTATGAGTTTGAGTCTTACGATTTGGAAGTTGAAGCCTTGGCACAGGCTGGAGAGAAAACTTGAAAAAGCGATACTACACAGTAAAGCATGGGACGCTACGAGCATTACAAGAGTTTGCTGACAAGCATAACGTTGAGGTGCGCAGGGAAGGGGGAAGTAAAGCTCTGCGCATGTACCGCCCGGACGGGAAATGGCGGACGGTCGTCGATTTCAAAACTAACAGTGTTCCCCAAGGTGTCCGCGATCGGGCATTCGAAGAATGGGAGCAGATCATCATAGATAACGCATTGCTTCTGAATGCTGATTGATTTCTTATTAGGCCACTTTATTTTTTAGAGTGGCCTAAATTACTTATAATTAGGATGTGATATGAATGTTTTTATTGATACAAATCTATATTTGGAATTTTATCGAATGGGTAAGGATAAACTAGATGAGCTAGATAAAGTATTTGCCTTACATCAATATGGTCGTTTAAAACTTTGGTTGCCAGAACTTTTAGTGAATGAGTTCTGGAGAAATCGTTCTAAAGTTCTCTCTGAAACCATAAAGGAAATTGCAAAAGACTACAAGCCCGCGCTACCACAGATTTTCAGGCAGCATGAAAAACATTCACTATTTAATGATAAGGTTATAGAAGCTAGTCGGCTAAAGAATGAAATTATTACCGATATACAGAACTTATTTAAAGAAGAGTCTTTAGCTGCCGATGTTGTAATTAAAAGGATTTTTGATGCAGCGTCTAAGATAGAGGCTGATGATGAAACAATAGAAAAAGGGAAACGCCGATTCGATCTTGGCAACCCTCCGGGTAAAAATAAATCATATGGTGATGCAGTCAATTGGGAGTGTTTGCTAAAGGCGATACCAAACGGAGAGGATATATACATTATAACTGAAGATGGTGATTATAAAAGTGCCTTTATAAAGGATGATATGAATGAGTATTTGAAGTACGAGTGGAAAAAGAAGAAAGATTCAGAACCACATATCTATGCCCGCTTATCAGAGTTTATAGGTGAGCACTTTCCTCAAGCCAGTAACTTAGCGGAAATGGAAGTTAATTTCACTATAGATGAATTACGCCGCTCAGGCAGTTTTGCCACAACACATCGAGTTGTAGCAAAGTTATTAAAATTCAATCATTTTACACAAGAGCAAATCCTAAAAATAATCGATATCTATTTTAATAATGATCAGGTTGGCTTCATTAAAGATGATGATGACGTAAAACTACTCGCCAGAAGACTAATATCACTTGGTGACGAGGATAAAGATCCTGAAGGGATGCTTGAGCCATTCCGTGTATTTATTGATTAATTAATGTAATGGGCGTGGGCGCATAGTTAGCGCCCAAGAAGTTTAAAGATAATTATCTCTGCCGGTTAATGAACCTTGAGGCACTTTCCGTGCGGTCATTTCATGAGTAGCTTGAATTATATTCACAAGGGAGCTTAGTAACGACGGTTCTTGGCGGGCATCAATTTCTCCAACCATTGCCCTGATGTAGTCGGCGCTGGCAACGTTGTTGTATTCCGTCGCAAAGCAACATAGTAACGTCAGAACATGCTCTGTCGTTATTTCGCTCCAGTTGATGTTGAAAAATTCATCGCCTTTTTTATCGTGTTCGGAATCGAAGATGCTTTGGTGGAGGATGTATTTGCCGGATTCCTTGCGCGGTAACTTGATTGCTTTCTGGCGTTCTAGCTCCTTATAAATCTGCATTGCCTCAATTAGTACCGGCCTGCCGTTCATGAAGGGATCGCGCAACCTTACACGCTGGCCAACTCGACCAGTAATAAAGCTGTTTTCCTCTTCCACCAGCACGATAAAACCCTTTTCCTCTTTTTCTCGCAATTCGCGCAGCAGCTGGAGTTCCATGTCGCGGCGGCGTTCAGGGTAGCTGGTCCGCTCAGCCATTATCAGCTCGTTATTGATCCATGCAGCAGTCATTGACGCCGGTTTGCCGACGCTCATCGAAACAACGCATATTTTCTTATCCATAGCGCCCCCTACAAAAAAGAAAAGCCACCAGCGGCGGCTTAGCAATACAACTGAAGGTAGCGCCCGGTACTCAGACTGTGCCGTCCATGGAATATTTGAAAAGGGATCCATCCGTACCGGGCGTGTGATGATTCTGACTGAAGTCACTTGTCAGTTGTCAATCATTTATCATTAAAAATAATATATTTATTAGTGCATGATGTTTGCCATCTCATAGGCGTCAGCCAGTAACTCCATCTCTGACTTGTTCAGCAGGGTGAATTCTTTCTTGCCTCCAACCACACCATCGGCATGAACAGGGACCAGCCAGGGGTATTTTGCTCTTACTTCAGCCGGTGCTGCATGCTGGTGGTGCCATCTACAAAGTGGCAATTGCTTTTTATGACAACCCGGCGCGGTACGACCGGCGATATGGTGCAGAGACACCTCATTAGATATTACTCCATGCATATAGCAGGCAATGCAGGGGAGAGCGCCAAGAGCATTGGCGATGCGCCGTTCCTCCGCCGTTGGTGTTCTCCCCTTCAAGCCACGAGATTTTATTTTTACCGCGCTTTTCCGCGTTTTGCTGGCTGGTGGGCGTTCTTTCTGTTTAGCGATACGGCGGTCGATAGTATCCCGCATTTTCTGATATTGAGATTCTCGCCAGACCGGATCAGCCAACTTCTCCCGTTGCCGAGCGATCGCTCGTTCTCTGGCTGCCTTCTGCCACTTGCGGCACTGTTCAATTTTTTGTTCGATTGTTTTCATATGGTCAAAAAAAAGGCGGCCTAATGGCCGCCAATGATGTCAAGGAGTGAAGTAATGGCAACGTCTTCGTAGTTGACAAAAACTGCGGCTCAATTATAGCAATCAATTAGAGCAATGGTAGATATTTTGTTTATCGCGAATCACATTTTTTCACTTCAGTACCTGTGTGCTATACTCCTTCTTGATTGATTGGATGCGGAATACAAACCCGCTCTTTTGTGCAGCCTGGCTCCTTGCCAGGCTTTTTTTATTTCATCATGGAAGCTGTTAACGCTTTGGACCTTGCTGAACTGATTGTGAGGGCTTTGTTAACGTGCCCCAGAAATTCGCCAAACTCAGACATCACTTTACCAAGACCGCGCCGTGCTTCTTCCTCGGTGGCATTCATTACGAAATGTTCAGCACTACGCATACTTTTGACAGGAAACGCAACGGATATTGAGTCAATATCAGGCATTCTATCGCTCAGCTTTACAGTGACAATGACGGCTGGCGACTGAATATTAGTGCTTACAGACAGCACTACATATTTTCCGTCGATGTTGAAATCCTTTCTCATATGCCACCATAAATATCAAATAATTAGAGCAATTTATTGTACATTGACGGCTAATCACCATCTTCCAGCAGGCGCACCATTGCCCCCGTTTCACTATCCAGATTACGGATATAGTTCATGACAATATTTACGTTGGTCCAGCCACCAGCTTGCATGATCTCCGGTATTGAAACTCCGGCGCGGGCCATATCTCGCGCGGCTCCGACACGGGCACTGTGTCCAGACCAGGCCAGGTACCTCTGACCAGAGTCATCCTTAGCCCCGTAAATCAATCGGTGAGTTGCTTCAAAAATCCCTTCCAGGGCGCGAGTTGATAGCTGGCTGGTGGATGATGGCGAGGCAACACCATTTTTTCTGACCCGGCAAAACAAGTAGTTATTCGGATCATCAGCCACACCAGAGACAGAAATCCATCGCTCGACCAGTTTAGTTACCCCCAGGCTAAGTGCCTTCTCTACACCTGCGGTGCTAACCAGCGTTTTCGTTCTGCCAATATGGATTAACATTCTCCCACCGTCAGTACGTGAGATATCTTTAACCCTGATCCTGGCAATTTCGGCTATACGTAACAGGGTGTTATAAGCAATCCCCAGAAATGCCAGATTACGTATATCCTGGCAGCGATCGCTATTTTCCATGAGTGAACGAACCTGGTCGAAATCAGTGCGTTCGAACGCTAGTGCCTGTTTTGCACGTTCACCGGCATCAACGTTTTCTTTTCGGATCCGCCGCATGACTAGTGAAACAGCGTTGCTGTCACTTGGTCGTGGCAGCCCGGACCGACGATGAAGCATGTTTAGCTGGCCCAAATGTTGCTGGATAGTTTTTACTGCCAGACCGCGCGCCTGAAGATATAGAAGATAATCGCGAACATCTTCAGGTTCTGCGGGAAACCATTTCCGGTTATTCAACTTGCACCATGCCGCCCACGACCGGCAAACGGACAGAAGCATTTTCCAGGTATGCTCAGAAAACGCCTGGCGATCCCTGAACATGTCCATCAGGTTCTTGCGAACCTCATCACTCGTTGCATCGACCGGTAATGCAGGCAAATTTTGGTGTACGGTCAGTAAATTGGACATTTAACACTCAGATAATGGTTTTAAGTAAAGTGTACAGGATCGGCTCTGCCTTTACCTGTTTATGGTTCTCGTCATAGAAACGCCAGCGACCGCGCGTGCGTTCTATTTTCTCTTCACCGCGCGATAATGACAGTTGACAACTATCACGATCAAACCCTTTTGCCCGCCAGTAACCACGGTTTTTCTCAAGCTCAATATGAGTGGACACTTTAGCAGCTGAATATCCCATTTTTCACCTCTGATTGATTGGTGGTGCTAAGTGCGCTACGCGAAATCTGGAGCACTAACACTGCCAACATTTCGCAGATTTTACGTAGCACAACCTTGATCAAATGATCAAGTGATCACTATTTGACCTGATAAGGTATTGAACTGTATGGATTTACAGGTAAATTGATCATGTTCAATAACCCTTAAGATAACTTCGTATAATGTATGCTATACGAAGTTATTAGGTCTGAAGAGGAGTTTACGTCCAGCTGCGCATAAAAATCAAGAATTATTAGAGCAATAAATTTTGAGAGAAAAATCCCATTCCACCAGCCAAAAACTGGATTGTTTTTCATAGTTGTTTGACAATTGCTCTAATAAATTATAGTTTTGCCGCCGTTACGTAATACGACTTTGGATTCACTATTTAATGTGTCTTCAGCGTTGTAGAGCGGCTCAGAAGGAAATGAGCAAACAGGGAAACCTTATACAACGGCATTACAGCTATGCATTGCTCATCTTACACACAGCGCAATGTTGTTAGATTACCCCAGCATGGATCATGGGTGAAACAGTAGGTCAGAGCTTCAGGCTCTGTGTTGTCAATACAGTGAGGCATAATTATGGCTTTCATTCAACCAACCATCGACGACGTTAGACATTGCTCTAACGCTTTATCTGTAGACCCTGCCGAAACCGACGCTGCCCGCGCCATTGCTGAACACTACTCAAAGATATCCAATCAGGAGTACCGCATCACCCAAGACGACCTGGATGACCTCACTGACACAATCGAATATCTCATGGCAACTAACCAGTTGGACTCACAATAAATGCACTAATAAATCTATTATTTTTGTTTGATCCCTCTATAATATAGGTCAGTAATGACCGGTTTTCTCAGCCGGGCGTTATTGACCATGTCAATTCTGGAGGAGGATCAATGATAAATTATGTCTACGGCGAACAACTGTACCAGGAGTTCGTCAGCTTCAGGGATCTCTTTCTAAAAAAAGCTGTTGCACGCGCCCAACACGTTGATACAGCCAGCGACGGTCGTCCTGTACGCCCGGTTGTCGTTCTACCGTTCAAAGAAACTGACAGCATTCAGGCTGAAATTGATAAATGGACTTTAATGGCGCGGGAACTGGAACAGTACCCAGACCTCAATATCCCAAAGACTATTTTATATCCAGTGCCTAACATCCTTCGCGGTGTGCGTAAGGTTACAACTTATCAGACAGAGGCTGTGAACAGCGTCAACATGACCGCTGGCCGCATTATTCATCTGATTGATAAGGACATTCGCATCCAAAAAAGCGCGGGGATCAATGAGCACAGTGCGAAATACATAGAGAACCTGGAAGCAACAAAAGAGCTAATGAAGCAGTACCCGGAGGATGAAAAATTCCGTATGCGCGTACACGGCTTTAGCGAAACAATGCTGCGCGTCCACTACATTTCCAGTAGCCCTAACTACAATGATGGTAAATCAGTTAGTTACCATGTGCCACTGTGTGGCGTGTTTATCTGCGATGAAACTCTCCGTGATGGAATTATCATCAACGGAGAATTCGAAAAAGCAAAATTTAGCCTTTATGACTCCATAGAACCGATCATATGCGACCGCTGGCCGCAAGCAAAAATATATCGCCTGGCAGATATTGAAAATGTAAAAAAACAAATTGCCATCACTCGCGAAGAGAAAAAGGTTAAGTCAGCCGCATCAGTTACGCGCAGCCGTAAAACCAAGAAGGGGCAGCCAGTAAACGACAACCCCGAAAGCGCGCAATAAATTATGCCCGGCATCAACCGGGCATTCTTCCATTATTCAGCCGCCACCGGTTTTAACAAGCCAGCATCGAGCAGTTTACGCGTCAACCACTGCTGGCCTTTACCCGTTAATTGAGGCGTCAACCGTATCTGGTAGCCATCTTCATCATCCAGCACCACTTCTTTCACCGTGAAATACCCCGCGTTGATGTACTGCTGGAACGGCACATTTTTACGTCCACCGGACGCTATCAGGATGCCGTTCTCCCGTAACCAGGCAAACAGCGCATTTTGCTTAAGTCCAACAACCTTTGCAAAATTCCCAATCAGGATCCCTTTAGCTACTGATACCCGGTCGGCAAAATCGACTTTAGGAGCGGCGGCCACCAGCTGCTGATTTAGCTGGTGGGCTTTCTGTTCCAGAAGCTGCTTTTGTTCAGCCAGTTCGGCAGCCAGGCGCAGAGCTTCTGGAAGCGTCTGGGGGATTGCAACCGGTTGCTGTTCTTTTTGCCGGAAGTAGCTGTCTTCCAGTTTTTCAAAGAATGCCCATGCCTGATCGGTTTCGAGCATTTTAGCGTGGCGGGCTGCGCCGCGTTCTGTCCAGAGGGTGAGTGAGCGAACATTGCGAGCAATTTTTACAGAGTAGTTTAAAGCTACTCTGTGCTTCAACTCGCGCAATGATTCTCCTTCAACTTTGAAAAAGTGCTTCCCTTCAACAAAGCGTACTTTGTTCTCATGATGATTTTGGCGAATACGGATTGTTTCTGCCCCATACCCTCTAGCAAGAGTCTCGGTTGTCACTACACGCACTCCCTGCCATTCCAGAACGGGAATTTCATCCGGCTGATTCTGAACAACCACCAGCTCCGATTCCTGAACTGAAGATGCATGAATTTTTTCTGATTTAACGTTAGTTGCTTTCATTCTGTGTGCCTCCTTGCGTGCTTCGGCTGCGACGGTTGCGTAATTCAGATGACCCTGTTCGAGCAGGTATTCGCGGATATCAGACAACAGGATACGGTGAACCGCGTTCTTGTCCTTTCTCCGGTAAAGTTGTTTGGTGATCATGAAGTAGTTGGCAATAACGCCTGGTATATCCCTGGTACTGATACAGGCAGTGTGCTGTTCAATTGCCTCAATCATCTCTTCACGGGTGACTAATGACGTTCTCATAGTCCCTCCTGAGCAGAAGCGTTAACAGGGAGGCACCAGTAACTGAGAGAATTGCGTGAATCAGTGGAAAAACGGGCAGAGAAAATACATGGGGCGTCAGGAAGCTGAGAGCGGGCCTCATCTTCTGTTGGTGCAATAACGAAGTGATAGTGACGTTTTTGGCAGGAGTAAAAGCGCCAGATAAATTCAGGATGAGTTGGGGTAGGGATAGTAGCCATATTGGCAGCCTCCTTAGACGTTGGTATGTAACCACCGCAGAAGAGACCAATCTTGCTGGCGGTGGACTGTACGGAGTTGGCCTTACTGGCGTCCAAGGTAACCAGCCTACCCGAAGGTAGCCCCATACAGCCCACCATTGTAGAGGTGTGCGTGTACGCCGATACAAAAAAAAGACGCGAGCGGCGTCTGTATCGCCTTAGACTTAAGCGGGAGGCCAATCCCGGCACCCGTTTTAATGAGGTGCCTGATAAGCATAAACCGAAAATGCCTCAAGGCGCAAGAGGTCAGGTTCAATGTAACATCGGTAGTTAAAAAACACAATTTATTAGAGCAAGTTTTTACTCATTAAGCCATGCCAGAGCTTCATCAACCTGCGCTTCGTCTTCGACGCTAAGCACTTCATCCTGAGGAACATAATCCGCCAGCATAGCGAAACAATATGTATCCCAATGGTCTGGTGAGTGCAGGTTGAGTTTTTTCTTCATATCCTCCTTACTCATCACCTTCCATTGACCTGCGGAGTTAATCCCTACAGGGATTTTCGACGCTTCCTCAATAGTTTCATTACCCTTATCCAGTCTCATACGACCAGATTTTACGGCCTCTGCGGCTTGAACATTGGCATAAGCACGTTTATCAAAGTACAGGCTCTTATCTTCACGGCTATGCATCTTTTTACCCCAGCGTATACGCTGTACGGTAATACCATAATACTCGTACATCAGATCCGCTGTTGCTTTACCCAGGCCATCGCCGTCTATCGCTATGGTGATATTTGGGAATCGCTCAGGATTACATTCTGCGAAAATTTTGGCGGCAAGCTGCGTTTCTGTAACGTCTGTGTATTCCAGCATTCGATAGTTGATTACACGGCGTTTGTTTCGCTGGCCGGACACCATCATGATATTGATAACGGACTTATCCCGTCCCGTACCACCAGCAACGTCCACACATGCAAGCCAGCCCCATCCTTTTGCAATCTTGACTTTCCGCCGCGTTGCACGTTCAACCTCATCACGTCCAAGAAGGAAGCCATCCTGTGATTTAGGGAATAGGCCGCGTACCTTAATCATGTACATAGGGTTATCACGCCCGCCGTACTCCGCCAGCTTCATTTTGATAAATGCTGGCGTTACCAACGGTGATTCCTCACTGTTAAGCGTGATCGCCGTATAAACGCCATCAGGGTTACCAGGACGCTTGGCCAGTTTATGGTGTGTATCGTAGAAATAGCCGCTTGGGCGTGTAGGCTGTGACAGCAATAAGATGCGGTTATCCTGTCCGGTAAGAGCACCGGTGATGATACCGAAAGCTCTATCACTGACACCGGAGGCTTCATCGATAATATACAGAAGATGATCTGCGTGTTCACCGGCGAGAGCTTCTTCACTTCCCAGACGAAAGCCCTTCGGTACTACAGTCCATACACCTTTACCAGTAACCTCATAGAAAGCGGTTTCTGTCAGAACAAAATAATCAGCAAGCCATGGAAAACGGCTGGTGGCAGTAGCCCAGTTTATCTTGATGTACTTGAATATACCGGTCATTACCTGCTGAATTTTGTTCGCAACGATAATGGCTCGGGCACCGGGATACATGATTATGAACAACATGATCATGATAGAAGTCATGTCTGATTTCCCGGTACCGTGACCAGACGAAACAGATGTCTTGCTACCCTGTTCCTGCACAGACTCAATAATCAGATCCTGCTGCCAGGTAGGTGTTTTGCCGAACAAAACATCAGCGGCCGCAATCCAGTCATAACGATATAGCGCCACCAGCTCGCGCCAACGTGGATCCGTTACGCAACTTCTGGCCATTAATCATCATCCCCGTATAGCTTGCGGGTAACTTCTTCGTCTTCCTCCTCGTCTTCGTCCAGGTCTTGTTCCAGCCATGGGTCGTTTGATACACCTTCAGTATCAACATCTCCATAACCGCCTGTATCAACGATATCGGCGATTTCTTCCCTACGCTGCTCAATCCACAATGCGGCATCGGCGCGGCGGTTGGCGGCCCGTTCTCGCGCAACTTTGTCCAGATCTTCAAGAGAAGGGCCACCGACGGCAGTTTGCCTTTCCTCATCATCGGTATTTGTCTTAGGAGCACGCAGATCGGCTTTGATTTGCTCCAGCATCAGGGGCGGCACTTTCCCGCCATGCGCCTCGATGAATTCAGCTGCTTCCAGCACTGACCAGTTATTTTCACGCTTTCGTTCGTATGCCAGCTTAACAATGCCAGCTTGCCCCATAGACAAAGCGTGCTTTTCCGCCTCCCGGCTTTCTTTTCGATAGTTATTCCGGATGCTGTAAATGGTGTTGATCAGGCTGCTTATCTGCGCGGAACAGCTGTTTAGCATGCTCGCGATACGGTATTCAGGCGGAGTACCTTCATCATCGTCTTTTTGCTGATCGCGCATTTCCTGCACCAGGCGAATACACGTATCCCTGGCGTTCTCCAGCATAAGGAGATGAGAAAGAGACTTTTCAAGAAGAGTGGTTTCCAGAACATCGGCCCCGGACCGACGCAACATAGCGCGCGCGGCCTTCCGCGCTTCAACGTTATCTATCAGGTAATCGCCAGCTTCGAATTCAAAGCGTTCACCATCATCATCCAGGGTGTCGCGTTCCAGGCGATCACGTAAGGTCCGGTGGGCGCGGGTGATCACGTCATGATCATCTGAACGATCATTTATGCGCTTATTTTGGCGCTTCGCATTCTCGACTGCGGCACTGATAACGGCATTAACTCTCTGTTTTTCCGCTATTTCAGCCGCAATATGATCACCTGCATGTTGATCATTAGAGTGATCAATGATCATGCTTTTTAGTGGCTTCCTGACTGGCTTATTTGGCTTGCGGCTGTCCGCAGTCCTGGAGTCTTCTTTGAAGGCACGGAGATAACGACGTGCGGTATTAGGGTTAAGATTAAACTCGGCGGCATACTGTGCGATGGTGTAACCACCATCTCGCGCCAGGCGAGCAAAATTCTTCTTGTGATCGTCCCAGGTCACTTATGCTTCCTTTCGTAAAAACTCTTTTTGACGCGAGGGTAACGAAAGTCACATGTCAAAAGGCCCGGAACGGGCAAGCAATCAATCAGATACGTGCGGATGTGGCATTACCGTAATGACGGTGCTGACGGGCCACCTTATTGAAAAGTTGACGCGCCATTACCCAAGGCTGGTGCTCCCGGCGTTCCTTTTCGTCCTGCGTCATATAGAGTTCGTTCTGGAGTTTTTCATCAAACCGGCGCGGAGCGCGGCTACGGCGAAAGAATTCAGGATTCAGAGAGTGGATCTGAAATCTACGTGGGCGTGTACTGTCATCAATCAAAACAGACGAATACTTAGACACAGCGATAGCTTTTAAGCGCAGATAAACATCGCGCTTATCGACATCCAGATGCGGGTATTCCTTTTCAAGAATTGCTGCGAGTTCTTTCGCTGATAGAAGAGATTTAGTGCGGATCATGTAATCCGCAATCTCGTACGATGTTATTCGTGAGTGATTTATTTCCATGAAGTGGCGTCCCTGCCAGTTAAGTAACATCCTGTCACCTACTGATTAGCCCATGTCAACTAATCAACGTGGAATATAATACTCTCGATTAATGAAATAGCAATACATTAGAGCAATTTTATCTAACACTCGACGAGTGACTTGTGATAGCGCCGACTCCAAGCGCGTAATCAAAGAACAATCGTTGATGCATCGCCAGCCTACCGTGCGTCTTCTCCCAATTATCGCGGTCACGCTCAATATCACGCTGGCATGACTGGCACAGAGGAATTGCGTAAATGTCATGCGCGCATAATCGACTATGACGAACGATATAAGGCGTAATGTGAGCGCCAGCTCCCGCCGCTCCACACCCACAGCATGGACGGGAAGCAACAAAGTCCATGTACTCAGGTAATTTTAGCGATTGCAGTTTTGGTATTTTGAAATGCGCCATGCCAGGGTCGGAGTCAACATCCACAGGGCATACTTTTGCACGCATCGGCGCGGCGCGTTCTTCCATCATCTGGACATATGCTGTAGCGCGATCGTCATACGGGCGAATATCCGCCTCTTTCAGAGGTCCGCTATCCTGCGTTGCGGCTTTCATCTTATTTATTGATATACGGTAAACTTCTTCCGGCATCAGGTGCATCATGTTGCGCATGAAAGCCCACCAGCACAGTTCCTGAATACTTAAATCATGGCCATCTGAAAGCCCCATTTCCTGACGGGCGACATCCAGTATCCAGTTAACGCGATTATTATGCAGCGTTTCTTTCAGCTCATTAAAACCACGCATCCGGTAATGGTTATCGTGATGCCAGCACAACAACACCGCGCTCTTGTCTCGTTCAGCGTGGACAATATGGTTGTCACACCAACTACGATCTGCGGCCTGGCATTGCCCCTCTTTCCTGCGCAACCACGCCACCAGCGCGTCAATTCCACCAATACGGCGAAACAGTTCATCGCTGTTAAAAAACGGCTGCAACGCCTCATTTGTTGCCATAGTTTGCTCGGAAACAACGAGGCCGTCGTCCATGTGCTCGATTAACTCACGCGGCACTGGCTCCATAATAAATTTACGGCCAGCCTCCACCAGCTTTCTGACTTCCTGATCCACTTTGAATGTGGCGACGCCAAGCTCTTTTTGTACAAAGGGAGTAATTACGGCTTTCACATCACACCTTTCATCACTGATTGGGCTTTATCTGCTGCCCGGCATTCTCTGTTTAAGCACAACCATTTCCTGACGGCATAACACAGCAATAGCGGTCCTGACACCAACTTGCTTACCAACCAGGTATTGCTTTACCTCGCGGCGACTCACGCCATCAAGAAGCATCTTTAACGCTTCACGGGACAATTTGTTGTATTTGCGTGCCATTAATCTACTCCGCAGAACCATACAATCTACGTAACGTGTCGGCGACAGAAGATACAGATATCTCGCCAGTCGCAGCGCCTACAGTAAGGTCTGCCAGTTCAGGTGAATCAAATACCTGCACCCCGTTACGGCGTAGAAATAACAGCGCACTGTTTAGCGCGGTACGCTTATTGGCATCATTGAATATATGCCCTCTCGCTGTAGCCACCAGGTAGGTGGCGGAGACTTCGAAAAGGTCGGTGATCTCTTCGTAGGCAACTCTGGCCTGAACTCTCCCGATAATGGCCTCTGCCCTACCCGGATCTGACATTCCCGGCAGGCCGCCGTAGCGGTTTATATTCGCATCATGAAGCGCAATAAGTTCTTCCGGTGATATATGCCTCATTATCGGTTAACCAGTTCCTTGTTGGTGGAGTCCAGGGTGTCAAACAGGGATGCAAATTCAGCATCCAGCGCCGCTTTTTTGTAGGCTTCGAAAGTAGCCTTGCTGACAATTACTGCTGGCTCACGGCCTCTGCGGGTGATTTCAACTTCTTCCCCGGCTTCAACATTGTTGAGCACTTCAGAAAGGTTGCCGCGCGCGGTACGGAAGTTAATGGATTGCATAAACACCTCGTGTACTCGTTATGTGTACACAATTATAAACCTCACAGGCATAAAGCACCAGCCCTTTGCAGCTTAAATAACCGGACAATCATCAAATTCCCCACTTCGGGCATCATTGATGACATGAGTGATCACACCAAAAATAGCATTACTGCCCGTGCATCCATCGTCATCTACTGGTAACGCCTCTTTCTTCCCGGTGCTTAAATCCTCCAGGTGCTGGCGCGGATACTTTCGGTATCTCTTTATGCGATATTCACCCTCCATAGCGCACACAAGCAGCGAACCATCAACTGGAGTAAGCGAGGAATCAACCACCAGCAAAGCACCCTGCAATATTCCCTCACGGTGATGGCTATCAGCTGCCCGCATGAAGTAGGTTGCTGATGGATGCCTGATTAGTTGCTGATCAAGAGAAATTCGGCTTTCAACATAATCCGCCGCAGGAGAAGGGAAGCCCATAGCGTTTTCACCTCAATAATACTGTTCATTTATACAGTATACATTAAAGAGACACCTTTGGTGCAAACGCGTTACGTACATCAACCACCGCTGATGATTTTGTGCTCTTTGCTACTATTCATCACCAACGGATCAGCGTAACCTCGTTGCCAATCAGTTAATAAGGAATTAGCTATGCCTAATCGCATTCCTCTCGATCCTGTATTGCCCAAAAATTTTGACTGCACTCCTAACGAGAAACGCTCTAAAGCTCAGCTGGACGCCTGGTGGGACCATCCATATGGGGTTACACAACCTGACGGGAAAATTGTAGTTTATTGTCTGAATGGTGGGGCGTGGGACCGTCCATCCGTGCTTTGTTTGGCAGATAACTATGATGAAGCCTGTGAACTTGCCGAAAGACAGCAGGCAAGCTGGGTAAAAACACGGTCTGAACCGACATTCATGTTTTCAAAAGAACCGCCATTTATACTGGCGAGGATGCCGCAGCGACCGGATCATCAACAAGAAATTGTTGCTGAATTTTCCTCTAGGGATGAGATGAATCTCTTCTCATTAAAGCAGGAAGAAAGGGATCGCGTCGAAGTGTCTCCAACTCTCGACCACAACCGGATGAACCTGGCCCAACTCGCCTGGTACAGCAAAGAATTAGAGATGTCTATTGCCCGACTTGAAAACGAAAAAGCCGCTATCCAAGCCCAGCATGAAGTAGTTCTGAACCGGATTAGAGAAATGCAAAACGATAACAGGGGATTTTGAATGGCTAAAATCGAGTACCATCGCGATCGCGGTAATTACCTGGAAATATACGATCATGAATCTCTTAACGATATCAACGATGCGTTATATGAATACTGTGAAAAAACGAGCATCACAGATGCACCTGATGCATTTGTCGAGCTACCGGTATATCTCCGCGACATCTATGCAATACGAACACCGCCCGTATCGGTGATCCACATTGGCTATGTCCGCCTGTCCATCGAAGAAGATGAAGATCGTTATATCGTGCGCCACTATACATTGGACAGAAAAGAACTTCCTAATGAATGGAACATGAGTAATTTCTACAACGGTGAATATGGCTTAAAATCCGCTAATAATTTACGGTCATAATCTATACAGGCATGTATAACAACAACGAGCCTATTAGCTGTCAACAACGTTATTTTCTCAAATAAGAAAAAGCAGAAAACAAATTGTTTAAGGTCACAAATTGTGGCCTTGATGGAGGAGGGAGGCTTATTGGCTATGGCTAAAAATCAAATTAGACACTTCATGTTGCTGTAGCTCATCAAGATCCGAGGCCACAAAACCTTTTCCGAAAAACTTCACAAGTAACTCACTAGCCGCATCATTGTCACCTATTACACGAAAGTCATACGGCAACGTCGCAAGTTGACGATGTAATCCTGCTGAGAAAGTCGAATCTAACAGCGCCCAGAATTCCCACCGCAGGATAATACTCGCCTCTTAACACTGTATATATGTTGTTACGATATGTTTTTCTGTCTCTAAAAAAAGATGTTAATAGAATGCTAACCATTGAAGGGGATAAAAATATACAATTCCAACAAACGTTATTTTTAACAATTTTTTTCTTTGCGTTGACTTTCCCGGACACCTTGTCTGACCGAAGGTGCGCGAAAGCCACTTTTTCCTTCCTGAGTTATCCACAAAGTTATGCACTTGCAAGAGGGCCATTTTCTACATATTGTGGTGGCTAACAGATGAAATGAATGTAGATTAATTGAAGATAAGGAGAAAATTTGAGATGCAATCATGACGTTAATAGATAGGGTCTGCATTACAGACCCCACCCGCATCAAGGAATTAGCCGTTCCCTGATGTTTTTCCGAAAACATGTGCCGTAAGCTCACGTTAACGACTTTCATTCACCGAATCCAACTATATAGGGGTTGGGTTTCTACGTCAACGTGAGCAAGTGCACCTTTACATTTGACAAGGAACCACCTGAATGAACGCTTTTTTTCAGTTCCTGAGTGCATTTTTAGATGCGCCTATTATTAGCCAGATTCTGGCTATTATCCTCATCATCGTTTTGATTTTGCTTTTAAGGTCAGTAAAAAATGGAATTATGCACTGGCTTACTTAATGTTTCAGTGAAACATTAAAATCTCCTTGATGTGGAAACAATCATTTTCTGTATGTGCTGGTGGGCACCTGTAGTTCAGCTTTCGTTGGCATTTAACTTCGTCTTTGCTTTCTCCACCAGCAACTTCCAGATGCCTATTTCATTAGCAGCCGCCTTGATGGCGGCATAAAAAGCATCTTGCTGATCGTAACGCTGGATCTGTTTTTTCAGTTTTGCCTCCACCAATTTAATTTCATTACGTGCTTTCTGAAGCCGCATCACCGCCCGGTTACGTCTGTTCTTGTATAGCGTGTTAATCTCTGACAATTGCTTTAATTTACCAGCCTGACTGCGGATTATCGCCTCCCTGGCTTCTGCCGTGCGTCTCATCTGATCTCTTAAGAGTTCACCGTTTTCGATAATTCTTTCAAGGTGTTTGATGTGATCTGCAACTCTCATACTTCACCCTCGCTTGTATCACCAGCGTCCACCAACGACAATAAAGCCCTGGCCATCTTATGAACCAACAGAGCATCGATAATGCCAAGCGTATGCCCCGGCTTAATGTTTAATGCCGCCTCAAGGTGACACCTTTCCAGGTCACTTTTCTCGGCTTGTTTATGATGATCTGGCGTAATAACGTCGCCCAAAACACGGCTAATTCTTTCTCGTAATTGCTGGGTGCCAGCACACTTGATCGCTGTATCGTGGAGACGGTTAACCAGTTCGCGATAAACATGCGGCTTAATGCGGATACGTTCACCGGTGACGCCCTTTCCTGGCGCTGGCACCGAACTATCCGGAATATCCGGATAGTTGCCAGCCTCGTAAGCTACCCGCAGCCAGTGCATGAATGTTTCAGTGGACACACAACCACAGTCCACATCGATTTTTCCGCGTTGCTGTTCCAGCCACTGCTCAAAATTCAATCTACACGTATTACTTTCATGTTGCTCTTTTTGTCTCAAGGCCAGCACCTGTTGGGCCAGTTCCAGAACGATACCGGGTGACGCTAACCTCTCAAATTCCAATAAATAGTTTGCGTCAGGATGACAAGTAGCCTCGCCTGCAAAAAATACCAATTGCTGTAAGTATGCTGTCGTTAGAGTAGTCATTTCTTTTTGCGCCATTTCTTTTCACATTCCTTAGTCCATTTTTCAATGTTCATTTTGGCAATATCGGTCATTCCATCACCTAAGAAATACTTTCTCCGGTATGTCTTGCACTTAAACCACACTACAACAGCCACCAGCCAGAAAATAAAAGGCCATACAGCAATACCAACGACAGCCGCGATAAAGCCCAATATCCATAAATGAAGCTCTCCAACTTCTGTTTCCGGCAATATTCTTAAAGAATTAAACAGCAGGCTGAACGAATGGTCGTATGCATTGGCAGTATAAGACATGCAATCCATATAATTAAAGTCATAGCCTGCGGCTGCCGCCCATAATGGGCGGTCAAGAAAATGTTTTAGTGTCATCATATAAATTTAAGGTTCAGACCAGTTATCTTCAATAGCAATGCTTAATCTTTGTAGCCATTCTGCTAATTTCAGCATTGCTTCTCTTTCGCTTAAACCACGAGGAAAATCATCAAGCGAAATTGTTGGCTTGAATCCACCGTAATTATCCATTTCAACTGTCAGATTTTGTTCCAGCACGGTATTTCTTACGCGGCTATTGTGCCGGAGCAAATATACTGAGCGTGATTTATTGGTTTTGTGGTCTAGCTTATATTCGGTAAGTATCATCTGGCTTTTGCCATGACTATTACCTCTCCACATACTTACCTCACTTAATAAAACAACTCCATGCGTAGTTGATGATTTTTTCCCACGCAATATAAATCTGCACTCCGGCAGTAAAACCAAAGCCAACAATTGCTGAAAAAATCAAAACATTTACTTTTGACATTATAAATTTTCTCTCGGTGTCGTAGGTGATAGCACCATAATTGATAATTTAGTGAGTTAGCAGTTCCATTTTTTTGATGATTTCCGCATGAGCATCATCGTTATCAACACTTAGCTCGTTTAATGCTTCTCGCACTACATCAACTTCTTCAGGCTGAAAGAAGTCGTCGCGGTAATCACCAAATAGAACCGAAACCAGCCTGCCACCAGCAACATCAAGATTGGCGCTAACAGGTGGCTCTTTGCCATCCTCAAATTCGACTACAAAAGTTATTTTTCCCATCGTTACCACCAGCGACAAATTGAATACAAACCCAGTGCTGCCGCCATCACAATTCCTACCGTGGTGAATGCTTCAGGCCAGCTCATTGATTCACCTCCTGCGGCGGTTCTGGTAGCGGCATCCAGTGTGACGGTTTCCACGACGCACCAGGAATTATCCACCCATCATTAGCGTCAGGATGCCCGGGGATGTAAGTAGCCCATTTCATTCGCCAGTCACCTTTCCTGTCAAACTCCACGGCAACAAGAACGGCTGTTTTGGTATTCGGCATTCGCTCACTACAGCTTATCCAACCATCCGGAGTTGCCGGAGAGTTGCCCGATAGCTGGTTCAACTTGTAAGTTTGGCTTACAGGTTCGGCACCATGAAGCATGGCGTCGCTCCGCTCTATGCCATCCAGCGCGATTCGCAGTGCCTGAATTGTGGTAGAGCTATCGTTTGGGGCTATTCCATATCGCTCGAATACAGCTAAATGGTTGCGCATAATCTCAGGCGTAAGCTCTTTGTAAGCATAAGCAAGAGGCTCTGATGCATTATCCGGCACAACCGACGCAGGCGCGGCAGCATAAACAGGAATAACGTCCGCTTGCTCTTTATTGCTTTCATCCGTTAAAGCCCAGAATAATTTCCCGGCCGGATGTTTGAAAATATAAGCAACTGGATCTGCTTCCAGCGATGCCAGCGCAATTCGTGCCAGTTCTTCCGCTTCTTCTGCTGGCAGTACAACGTTGCTACCAGGTCCGTATGTTTCGCGCCACTGCTTGATTGTCAGCAGTCGCTCTTTGGTTATAGTGGTCATTTGTTAATCCTCAAAACTTTATGCCCGGGCGCAAAAGCACGCGTTTTGTCTTTGCTTATTCGCCAGCCATCCTTGCGCGCCTCTTTTGCACAGCCAGCCCATGACGTACCTATATACTCACCGAAGTCTGGCGACTTATATTTGCCATCTGTACACTGGAGGCAATCACAATAGAGATGCATGGTGTAACTTGCAGCGATAGCCATATCACTCTCCTTTAGTGCGCAAGTGGTTTTTCCAGCGGTTTTGCGCCGCGCTGGGCTTTTTGCAAAAACCACAATCCATCATCCCGTAATATTTCATCAACCCCATCCGTCGGTTGCTGAGTCTCACCCACTGCCAGACGCCAGGAGCGTTTCTACGAACTAACAGAATCTTTGCTTTACGGTTTTTCATCTTACTGCGTACCCTTTCTTCCGCCTGTTCTGTGACGCAGTAGGCTTACGCTTTGCGGCAAAAGCCACCTGACCAAATGGATGGAGTACCGCTATCTTATGGTTGCTAATAACCAGCTCCACCACACGCACAGGTCGCTGTAAAAAAAGTCGTTTTGCCTTACGGTTTTTCATCGCTTTGCTCTCCTGCGTCTCTTTGCTGCTCGTCGTGCCGCTGCAATACCGGTATGGCGGCGCTTTGGTGCCGGGATGATGTTGTCAGCCATCAGGACATACGGCTTTGCAATTAGCGCAGAAGCCCAAAAACGAGTCGGGTACGGTAACAAGCCGATACATGCCACACGCATTACTCACCTCCTTTGATGCGAATGCCTGCGGCGCGGATTGCAGCGATGACTTCAGAAACTTTGTATGCCATTACCGTTTGGTAATCATCGTGAAAATCTGTTCGATGAAGCATGCTGCTACGTTCCGGGAGCGATATTTCCCGAGCATCCAGTTCCTTAACGCGTTCCTCCAGTTCGTAGACCCTGCATTGTTCTCTATCATCAATCAGATATAACCCAAGACATTCGCTTTCTACCCAACCGCCAAAATCATGATCGTAACGCTCACATGAAAACTCACCGTCACCGTCCTTTGTTGGAATGGTGTAACTATCTAATGGGCCACCATATGTCGGCACATTTCCCAATGTTGGATGCTCAATCCACATGAAAAATGCACGTCCGGTTATTGGGCAAATATCTGGCCGCCATTGGTTACGAACAGCCTTGGTTTCGGATAATTCTTCAGCGTGTTGTTTTACTTCCTCAAGCTCAACTCTCAGCTTCCCTACCGTTAGCGCAATATCCTCGTTCTCCTGATCGCGGCGTTTTATGTATTGCTGGTTTCTTTCCCGTTCATCCAGCAGCGCCAGCACGGTTTCTGGTCCGGTCAGAAATTTGAAGGCGTTGAGCGCATCAATATCCACACCGTAATCTTTAAGTTCCTGTTCACTTAACAAATCATCATCAGCTGGCAACATTAACAGGCGTTCCATTGCTGGAATTGCACGTTCCGCCGCCTCACGCAGTGCCTGGTAATTAATTTCGCTCACTGGTTGCCTCCTTTGCGAAGCTGGGCAGCAAAGTCAACTAACCACTCAGTCATTTCAACCTTCCCTACCAGGTCTGAACCAGGGTGCATACAGCAATCACTCTGCGCCGCTTTGAAATCCTTATACTCATATTCTTGGGCCACCAGATTTTTTGCAGCTTCTATAGCAGCATCCACCCCCTGCGCCCGCACTTCAGACAGGAAAGCATCGGTAGCTGGAGTTTCGCTGTGGTGCAGGGCATCGTTGATAATCATTGCAGCAACTCCGGCCTGCCCTGCATCCGTGACCGACACATGCTCAAGAGTTACGGCCATTGCGTGTTTCAGCCCAGCGTTCTCTGCCACCAGCGCAGCGAGATTAGTCTCAAGCTCTGAAATTCGGCACGTGGCATCAATATTTGTGTCCTCCAAGCACTTAATTTCACCAAGCAGCTCCAGTGCAACCTTTGGGTTGAACGCGGCAACATGACGAGCGTTGTTCTCTGCATTTTTCTGTCCATCAAAGCCGGTCCATTTGATAACGTCTTCACATCGTTCATCACCGGGCGTGTGCACCGCATAAGTACCAGTATCCGTCGAAATAAATGCGACCCATTCGTCTGGTGTTGCCTTTTCTGCCGCCTCACGCAGTACCTGATAGTCAATTGTCATTCTCGCCATCCTTCACAGTTGTAATCACTACAGCCTTCAAAATCATATGGGCTGTACTGCCAGGTTATTTTTCCGCAATGCGGACAATTCCAACGCACCTTCCCGCTTCGCGACTTCTTTCTTCTGTTCTGCTCTTTCAACCAGTCAGGCATGACCAAACCTGCGCCCTGAACCATTGTTCTGCGGTTAAAGTTATTGATATTGAACGTCCGGCGCTTTGCTGCATCAGCAATGGAAAATGGCAACCAAACTATTCCTGGTTCGTTTTTGTTGACGACGCTAAAGATGGTCGCTTTACTGAAGTCATCTGTTGGCAATCCACCGTGTTGAAGCCAGTAAACATCGTTGCCGTTCCAGCTACCTTTTTTGTAGGCCACATACTCAGTGCAATCTGACTCAATCAGGCTTTCTGTAGGGATGTACTGGCAATCAACGTGCCACACAGCCATTGCATCCACACTATCGGCACAAACAGGCTGATCGATATCTCGCCCACAATTCCAGGCTTTTTGGGCTTCTTCCAGCGTGTAAATATGAGCGCGATCGATATCAGAACTGTAACCATTGCCGTTATGGCAATGGAATGAGGCGTTATTACCCACAGTTTCACGCAAGCACATCATGTAAAAACGGTTACTCACTGGTTGCCCCCTGAATACGCTCAAACTCGATTACCCACACCCAGGGATTAGCGTTCCAACTATCTTCGCCATAAATTGATTTCCATAGGCTACGGAAACCTGGGTAATGCTTATCGCCAATGAGGGTCGATTCTGTTGGTGCGCCCTCAGCCCTTGCATCGCATTCGCTGATATCGTTCAACCGCTCAACGCGCACGTTGGTAATTTCCAGAAGAATGCGCGATGCCCAGCGCGGCATGTGAATTGATGGCGTCCACTTTTCTGATACTGGTTTATTACAAACCTCGACCGGAACCCGGTGCGTTTGTTCTGTCCAAGAGTTACGCACGCTTGCGCGATAAACCAGCGTTGCGACGTCCGTCGCTTTGCCATGTACCCGGTAGGTTTCGCGAACCCAAATACGATCGCCCGGTTGACCATATGGACAATGCTTGGCAAGCAACTCTGCGGCCACTGCCCGTCCATAGAATTTTTCTTCAACAATCCTGCGAGTCTGTGTTTTATTCCCGCCAAGAATTGCCCGGACCATCTCATCGTTAAAAATCATGCCGCGCTCTTTCACTTCGCCTTTCATGCATCCCCCTTACCCATGTGCGACGATGCCGCCAAAAGTGATAGAGAACAGCCAGAAATAGATCGCGGCCATAATGATTTTGAATGCCGTGTTCATATTTTCAGCTCCTGTGATTGATTGGATACATGCCGCGCCTTGCGGCATGTTTTTATTTTCACTTTCTCTGTTTTAAAAATCAATATTTATTAGAGCAATTATTGTTGATTGAGAAGCGCGTTTTCATACTCCCTGACCATTAACGTAAGCACGCCGTGACTCCTGAAAACACGCGCCACTTCAATCTTATCTTCCAGCGCGAACGCAATTTTACTTAGACCAATTTTCTTCAGGAGATCAATCTTTGCAGGGCCGTCATTTCTGTCATCGGTGGCAGGACGCATAGATAGCAAAGGCTCAGCCCCATTTGTTACGTGCTTACGCAACCAAGCTCGTGTTTTATCCCTGGCTATCTCACAGCGCCCGGTTACAAACCAGAGCGTGTAAATGCTGGACAACTGGCGCACCATATCAATAACTGGAGTGATGGGAGCATCAGTGTCACAGGCAAGGTTAAACTCGTTCCAGTGCTCTGTTAATGCACCTTTGCCAGGTGGTGGAAGTAAATGCAGTCTGTCTTCCGTTGCCTCCGATATCGTCCCATCAATATCTACTATGACGATATACGGACGTTCCTGGTGTGCGTGTTTATTGAAAATACTCAAATGCCCTCCTCATTGGACGAAAAAAATGCTGGTGGGACGCACTCCACCAGCATTAAAAGTGACACTGTAACTATCAGCGAACGTAAATAGTGCCGCCGTTCTCTTTTTCCCATGCATCGCTACGTGCATAGCAAACATCGAGAAGTCTTCTTGCCGCAGTTTCCTCTAAACCCAATTCGACAACCAACTGCTCATGACGGCGGGTAACCACATCAAACAGGGTATGCAGCCCTTTAGTTGCCAGATCATCAATGAATTCCGGTTCGAACGGCAGCTCTGCCTCTGCCAATATAACCTCTTGCGCCCACTCAACTCGACGGACCAGTTCCGGGCGGCGGCTTTCCATCTCTTTACAGATCAATTCATGGAAGAACTCTACCCAACCTTCCGGCTGGAACTCGCGGAAAATGGCCAACGGCTGGAAGTTTGGCATCAACCATTCGTTGATCCGGATATCAATGGCATAGCCCATGTCGCAGCAGAACTGATAAGCAAAGTCCAGCTTAGAAACGATATAAGGACGCTCGTTATTGAACTCTTTAGGCGATGAGATCCCATAAGCCAGGAGGCGCGGGAAGAAGGAGATTTGCCCTAACGTCGGATGAAGTTTTCTTGCAGGGAAACGGCGCTCAGTAATGCCATACATTTCCTTCTTGAGCGTCGCAAATTTGGCATTCTCATTAACCAGCGCGGTAACCTCTGCTTTTTTATTAGCAAATGCCACGCGCGCTTCGCTTGCATCTTTAATAGTTTTTTTGAGCTGTTGGTTAAGGTCGGCGACCTGCTTACGCAGTTCCTGTCGCTCGCTTTTAGCTTTGTTATAGCGTTTCTCAAGGTTAAAAGGATCAAGTTTCATGATCTCTTTATATTGAGATTTTAGCGTTGAAATCTGTGAGTTCCGCAGTTCAACCATCGCGGTCATTTCATTGAGTTTTGTTTCCAGCTCAATGCTTATACGTTCGGCATTATCAGCACGCTGGTTGGCGTCATGCGTCGCATCGTCGATCGCGTCCTGTTGCTGGCGTTTCAAATGTTCAATTTGCAGCTGAAGCTCTTCAATTTCTTTACCCTTCAGACCGAGATCCAACTGCATATTTTCAGCTGCATCTACCAGGGAGTTATGGCTATCAGCTTCTGCGTTATAAACATCAATAAGCTGTGCGTGAAGCATCTCCGCTGACTGAACCGCATTATCAAAAAAACGCGCTGTGAGGTCATCACAACTAACGCGGCGTTGCGCGGCCCGGATGTTCTGGATAATGGCCGGGATACCGGCATTCAGGACGTCAGGGATAGATACATTTTCGATTGATTGGTTTTGTGCTGAAGTGCTCATTTCAAAGTTCCGTATTAGCTTGTGCTTCGGTCATTTTTCCTAAGTATGAAGGAGGAAGGACTACGCAATTTGTATCCAGTCCCTCACCTATGGCAGCCTGTAAAATTCTGGCTAAGGTGAGTCTCTTGTTGCGATACCTGGTGATGACATGCCTGATACCGCCGGTCGGCGTAACAAAGGCGATCAGCCAGTAGTGATATTTCCGTCGGAATGGCCACATAGTGCACCTTGTAGATTGCTCTAATAAAAAACGTGATGAGTGTACATCACGTTTTAAAAATATGGAATTATTAGAGCAATATTATTCTGATTCTCGCTCAAAAAATGAGCTGATAAGGGGAAGCCAATCCTCTGACACTTCGCGAGGTCGCGGTTTGCCGTGGAAAAAGATTATTCGGCAGTCTTTTGGTAATGCCCCATTCCCCCTGGAGTAACGCGCGCTCGCATATTTTGAACCAGGTTCCACAACATCGGCCTTGTAACTTACAAACCATCCTGGATACAGATCCTGAAATGCTGGTGTATCATCGCCCATAACCTTTCGTAAGAACCCCTGGTCACCCCAGCACTCAGTAGTGACACAACGAGAAATCCAACCTTCCGGATCTTGCCAGAATGAACTCCAGATATGCGCTTTAACACTATTTGGTATCCACAGGGCACCGCTGCCACGATATTGTGGATGGTAAAAATCCCTAAGCATGGTGAAGCTGGTTGGTGGATGCTCTAGGATTGGGCGTATATCACCGGCAATAACTGTGTCCAAATCCAGATAGAACAGATCATCGGTTATATCCGGTCGGAACAACTCGATTTTCGCCCACCAGCCACGGCACTTTTGCCACTGGTTGATCAATGGGACAACTTTGACGCCAGGTACATGTAAACGCTTCAGGTCTGTCAGGCAAATAATTTCATAGCCTTTTGGCAGTTGATTAACCAGCCACTGCACATCGGAAGCGTTATAGTCACCACCAGAGCGAAAAACTAAAGCAATCTTCATGCTGCACCATCACCTTTCACTTTCATCAATGTCAGGTTTCCGCAAAATACGGCACCAGTGTCGATATACTGCTGATTCCAGAATGTCTTCGGGCTTTTCACCGGAGTGTGACCAAAGATAAAACGATCTGCGCCCGAAATTTCGCCACCAATATCATCCATCGAATCACTGATACGCTCGCGCGCCCAGACAACGTTGAAAAGCGGCACCTCCTTACCGAATTGGTATTCATTATCCGGATAGTCGGCATGGGCTATAACGATAGTTTCTTGCCCGGTGTTCAACTCAATGATATAGGGCAGACGCTTTACCAGCTCCACCAGCGCCCAGGCTAATATTTCCTGATCAGTGTCCAGCATGAAGAACCATTGTCCGCCATTCATTAGCCAGTTATTCACGTTGCCATCTGGACTTAACGCATCAATCATCAGCCGCTCATGGTTCCCCATCACTGCCCTGAACCAGGGCATCTGCAATAGTTCCAGACATTCGACATTTTCAGTACCGCGATCGATAAGGTCGCCGACCGATATCAGTAAATCCTGCGCCGGGTCAAAATCCACACGATGGAGTTCGGACATCAGTCTGGTGTAGCAACCATGCAGATCACCAACAACCCAGACATTCCTGTATTTGGTACCGTCGATACGGTGATAAATTGTGGGTGCCATCATGTATTCTTCAGCCATTCTTTAAGAGTCATCTGCGGAATACCTCCCATTTTCCCGCATGAAACAACGTCAATCCGTTCACGCGCAGACTGGAATAACAAAGGCAGGTGACTTAGATTTTTTGGCGTGCCGCCGGAGTGAACGCGTGGTTCTTGTGTAGCGTCAACGCCCACCAGGGCGACATGTTTGAATCCGATATGGAAAGCCAGGTTCAGAGCGCCATATGCACTATTGCCGCTGGCAATTTCATTCTCATCTTCGCAAAGTCCGAAATGTGCGGACCAGCGCCACGCCCACCACTCGGGAGAATTCGTATTTTTTGGCTCCATGCCACGTTCAGCCACACGACGGAAGCACAGAACGCCGTCTCTGACTTCACGTTCTTTAACATCGGGTAGTGCCATGCAATAACAAACACCACGGCGACGGCGGCCACGACCAACGCGCCGCATATTGTCTGGCGATGGATCAAGTGTGAAAAAATAAGAAGCGCGGTTCAGCCAGTCGATGGCCCCATTGACCGCTATAATCGGCACTCCGCGCGGCGCAACAAAGTTTGCGGCGCTTGGACCACTGCCGACGATAATAACGCGATCACTGCCTCTAAATTTATTCTTGGGAAACATTGAATTGCACTGCTCCTACTTGCATTCAAAATATGTAAATCTGCGTGTTTTTTGCGGGTATCCAGGAACTGCTGTTGCCATTTTGAAATAGACACCTGCGTTGGATTCCGTAGGGCTTGAGGGTGCGCGCCATGCCAATGAAGGCCGTTTTGCAGAGAACAGTCATAGCCGACTAATACCACTACTTCAGCCCCTGATTCAGCAGCCAGACTGATAGCCTGCGCGCCGCTATTTACCCCTTCCGCCGGTCCACAATATCGCCTGTACTCCAACGAAAATGATTTCGCCGCCGCCAGGTTGGCTGTCACTTTGCGGAATCTCCCTCCCGGTATGGTGGATCCGTATTGCTTCCACCATGACAAATCACCGGCGTATAAGGCATAAATGTCATCGAACATCTGCCAGGAATTGTTAACCGCGATGATTGAACAGCCAGTTTTTTCTATAGCAGCACAGTCCTCACGAGTGAGTGACGGACCGCTACCGACACAAAAAACAGTCCTAGTCGCCCTGCGTGGTATGTTCATTCTCAGCTGCAAATTCAGCCTCCAGGCGAGCATTCATTTCAGCGATTACAGGGTCCACTACAGCATCTGTTTCCTGTTCATTACGCGGCATGATCGATGCCAGCGATTCATAATTAGCCTTGGATGACACGATTATTCTCCCGATGTTAATGTGCGCTATATCAAATGGCGCATATGCACTAATTAATTTATTATTTTAAGCAGCATACAACCACTTGTCGCCGTTCAATACATGCTCAATAGCCTCACCCTTTTTAAGGCTTATGTATTCCAGGATGGCGGTTATCGCTTGTTCTGCACCATACGCAAGAACGACGTAGTAACCTTCCTCTCTAAGCCTGCGCATCCAGGCGATCTGCTCTTTCGTCGGGGCTTTACCATTTGGTTCTTTAAGCTCAATTCGCATGCCGTGATAAATACCGCATGCTTTATCGAGACTCATGTCCGGATAACCTTTTTTCTGCCCTTCAGCCTTCATTTTCCCGGCGGTTGCTTTTGAACGTTTCCCTCCGTTAGGCGTTGCATGCAACAGCTCATAGATGTCAGGGTGCTTGCGTTCGAAGTAATCAAAAATGAAAACCTGCTCGAAGTGCTCGCAATTTCCGTCGCGCAGGTCTGGGGTCTTTGCCAGTGCTGCAAGTGCCTTCGCATGTGGAGAAACTTCTTTTACCGGCGCAAGCGATAAGAATGGATCCTTTTTGGTTTTTGGCCTGGACTGCCCCTTATTTCTACGCTCACTAAAAGCCTGAAACTCTTCCTCAGTAAAGCGCAACATAATCAGTCAAATCCTGCCGGTCGCATGCCATATTTACGCTGTTTTGCTGCCTGCTCTTCCCTGTGCCATTGCGCACACTCAGCGTCACAATAGATGCCTGATTCAATCGGTTCATTGCAGTAACGACACTTACCTGTAAATACCTGACTCACGACCTGTGCCTGCTTTCTGATGTTATCGATGGCCATGTCTTTGAGAGCTTCTAACTGATTCATGCTCAGCTCTGCATCATCAACACGTTCTGCCAATTTTGTTTCCTCGTGAAGAACCTACTTAAGGGCAGAATGATACATTTCACAATCAAAATTGCACTAATAATTTTCTTTTATTGAGTTAAATAATCAACAAATGACTAGCGGTAGAATCACCATCATCTATTTCTGGCAGGCTGACTATGGCTACATCAATCACTACAACCCAAAGCACCCGGCAATATCCTCTGTCGCGGTATGACGACCGCAACATAGCCGATCCAATACTCAGGGCAGAGCTGCGCAAAGAGGTGATGCTTATGTGTGAATCGAACGACAAGAATCTGACGATTTATTACGTTCTTCCCGATGAGCAATATCGCCCGGATTTGCTGGCTTACCGTATGTGGGGCATAGCAGAGCTACGCTGGGTTGTGACGCTCGCCGCCGGGCTTGAGGATGAGTCTCAGGGTATGACTGTTGGCAAAAAATTAAAACTCCCACCTGCCACCTGGATCCGCGAAATGATTCGCCATTTCCAATACGACGGCCAGGTAATAGGGACATTATCCATTGCGTAAGGGAAATGAATGCCAACTGAATATGCTCGCGACAACCTTGGTCGCTATCAGACTGATGGATTAAGTGCAAAAGACTTTAACAAGGTCTTCGATCTTATCCGTAAACAGCAGCGTCAGAATCGGCGAAACGCGCGACGTACACTCACCCCAAGGATTATGGGGATGCGTAACCGCGAACTTGAGGCATTCCTCAGCCTTGGGAAAAAGAAAGATGGCACCTACTTTACGCCCGAAGATATACGCAGCTTCAACACCTCAAGGCAGGCTCATAAAACAAAATTCAAGAGCACGGTACCCGGCATTACCTATGCTCAGCTGGTGGCGCAGTCCACCAGCATTGATATAAAACGCGCTAACAACAAAGTTTCTGATGGCACAGGGATCAAAGCCGCGACATTCCTCGGGCTAAAACACAACCTTGCATTGATATCTGTTAATGCCTCGGATGAGTCGGTCCACCAGCATCACCGTGTCAGAATTCGATTTGAGGAATGGGATAAAGCCGTTGAGGATATTGCTGAAGACGGTGCGAAAAAAGCCCGAATCGCTGCCGATCTCTGCAAGGGCCGGGTATCTTTCGACTGTGATTGTGGACGCCATCAATACTGGTATCGTTATATGGCCACTGCTGGTAACTATGCTGTCGCGCCGCCAAAAGAGTATGCCTTCCCCAAGATCCGCAACCCTGATCTGACTGGTGTAGCCTGCAAACATGTGTTGCACGCTATGACGCGTTTTCAGTCTCCCACATGGCACAAGGCCATCATTATTGCCCTGGAAAAAGCAGCTGAACAGGTAGCCTTCGGCGATGACAAGCGGAAGACAACAACCTATTTCAAAGGCGAACTGGCTAAATCGCTCGCGCGCAACCGGACAACAACGACGGATCAGGCTAAAGCTGCGCGTGAGTATGAGCTGTATCTGAAATCTCAGGATGCATTAGGCAAAAAACTACGCGCCAAAGATAGCGCCACGGACAACGTTCGCCGGTTGTTAAAAAAAGCTCGCACCACGGCAAACAGGAAGAATGCCGAACTAAAAGCATCGCGGGTGAGGGAAGCCCAGGCTCGCGCTGAAGCCGACGCCCTCAAAAAAGCCCTGCAAACGCAGGCGAACAACCTCATAAAGTTTTTCATGAGTCAGGGAATGGACAAGGCCGCTGCCACCGCGCAGGCGCGAAGCATTCTTGAGACACAAATTAACGAAGCCCGTAAACGGAAAGGATAATCGATGGCTGGTTTCTTTGATGACATGTTTGAGGACACAGAACCATCACAACAAGTGACTGGTGATAACCTCCCGGACACCGAATCGGATCCGGATATTCCAGGCGAAGGTTCTGAACTGATTGAAGAGGAAGATATTGATGCTGAAATCGAAACCGATGGTGTTAACGTTGGTAATATTGTTGATCCTGTGGAGGACAATCACCTTCCCAATCTGGATCACGGCCTGCTTAGTGATTCTGGTGTGCGCCACCGTTATCAAGGTCATGCAGTTTTTAATAACCTTGTGCGGATGGACTGGCTCAAAGCAATCAAGCTAGACCCTGACTCATTCGATGCGGTTCTATATCGCGCAATACCTTACAGAGACAAAAATGCACCTGAAACGGCATCTGAAATAATAGAACCGAACCAACGCATATATGACTATCAGGATCCAGAACTGATAACGGCCCTCGACTGCCCGGATGAGATGGACGCCTTCTACGCGCTATACGACGGCAGTGATAATACGGGAATTAGCGACAGTGCTTTAATCCTTCGGTTAGCTGCCGTCAATGTGCCAGTGGGTTCTATGCTCGAATGGCTGGAACAGCTGTCAGACGGCACAACCATTCGCCGCTTCTGGTACATCCATAAAATATTCAATTACGGCACTGCCAGGGTAGGCAGTTTGTTTTATTGCGTGCCTTCACGCGCCTTTGAAGGGAATTTCATCGGTGATTCTGAATAATCAGGAATGGCTACTGGCCATCTTTAAGAAAAAAGGTCTTACTCCAACCGGTAAGCTGGAATTTACCACTATTGATGGCATTGATTCGGCGCTCGCACAGGCTTTAAACGAAGCGTTCGACTCACAAGTTGTCAGCTTTAATGATCGAGCTAACCAGTCGTTCCGGGAGTTTCTGAAACGCACCCCAAGAGATCGCATAACGCTCGGCACTTTTAGTGATGTGAAAGAATGGTTGTCATCATTTGAAGCCGATCGCGCCGGGCGCAAAGATACAGCCTCTGCTGGCCCGGTAAATAAGCTGGCAATGCCGCTTGTGAATCTGTCTCGTTCTCCCGCATTTTCAATTTATGAAGGTGAACTGTGCCGGGATAATTACGATGAAGGGCATGTCACCAATGAAAATGATGAGATTGAAGCCCTGGTATCGACTATCCCTTTCTCACTGGAATATTCGCTATGGATAGCCAGTGACGAGAAGGAATCTCTTGGGATGGTTATAACTGCATTAGCATTCTGGCTACGAATGTATGCCAGCCTCGGGCAGGCATCTTTCACTCACACTGCCAATGTCGGCGGTTATGAGATACCGGTTACCTGTTACATAGAAGGGCAAAAATCAATCGCATTTCAGGATCTGACCACCGGCACCGCCGACAACAGGCTGTTCGCGGTTGGATTGAACCTCACAGTAGTGGCGGAGCTTCCTATCCTGGCTTATATGCAGCAAACCACCGGCACCATAACGGTAAAAGCGAAAATTCTGGAGGAATGAGATGGCCACAAAGACCACCACAGCCCCGGAAACTGATTCAAAACGCACTCAGCTATTCCTGCAATCTGTTTCAATTGGGCAGAACGAAATCCCTCGCGAAATGATCGTAGGATGTACCTATGTCGAACCCGGGGAGCTATCTGGTCCCCAGCTTATGCTCATGGTCAGGGATTCAACAGCTTACGTGGTCAATAAGCTGGGGGTGAAATTTGGAACAATACTGACTGTTTCACTTGGTGATCCGGAAGGTCATGGCGGCATCCTGTTCTCGGAAGAGTTCTTCGTTCTTAAAGCGCCGCGCAAGGACGATACTGTACTGATTTACGCGTTTAGTAACCCGGTGCGGTTATTAAAAGTTCCGTCCACCAGCGCACAGTATTTTGTTGATAAGCCCCCATCAGCCGTAGTTTCCTCTCTTGCCCCTGGTCTGAAGGTAAATGCTGACTCATTCAGAAAAACATCCACATACCACCTAAATGTTGGAGAAAAACCGACCAAGGTATTGCAGGAGATAGCCCGCGATACCGGTTCTATGTGCTGGGCATCCAGGGGGACGATCAATTTTAAAAGTATGGAAAAAATGGCAAACGCCGCTCCATCGCTTACTTATGAGTCCGCCAATCCCAACACATCCGGATTTACAATTAGTCAGTTCAACATCCTGAATGCCGATTATGAATACCAACGCCGCCACAATTACAGAATGGCCAGTTATGACATGACCAAAGGTGTGGTTTACTCAGGTAACCAGGAAGACCCCATTAAATTTACGAGCAATCCCGATCCTACCGCGCTGGCGAACTACAACAAATTCATTCTCCCCCGCCTCGATATGCTGGTGGAAGGAAATGCCGCGCTAACTCCGGGTACGACGCTGAAAATTGTCGTGCATAACACGGCAGGTGACGGAGAACTCGATGAATCTATCCCTGACAAAATGATAGTGATGTCCGTGACTCATTTCGAAGACCGCTTCCGTTTTGTCAGCCGTGCACAGTTAGGAGTGGTGAATGGGTAGTTTGACAGGGAAGTATCGGGCTGTAGTGGTAAGCGTCGATGACCCTAAAGGTCTGATGCGTACACAAATACGCGTTGTCGGCATGATGGATGGGTTACCAGATGCCTCATTGCCGTGGGCAGAAGCTCTATTGTCCAATGCAAACACGTTTTCACCATTTCTGCCCGGCGATAAAGTATGGGTAGAATTTCCCTACAATGGGGATTCTCGATGGCCATTGATAATCGGTTATGCACAGGATGCATCCGGTGGCGCTCCCAATGTGCCGCCTGAAGCGTCAGGACAAGGTGAAGGCTATGTACCGCCTGAAGTCGAAGGTGCACCAGCACAACCATCAACCAGCGCCAAAAAAGACTTTATTTCGTCGCGGAACGGACTAATGGAGGTCCGGACGGCGGGCGGAGCCTGGGCCGTTACGCACTTGAAAAGTGGAACAACAATAGGATTCAACGAGGCCGGGGAGTTGTATGCCATTTCTCAAGGTCCGGCATTCATCTCTTCCGCAGGAAATCTCGATATAAAGTCAGACGCGGATGTCGCCCTGAAGGCGGGGGGAAGTATGGCGATAGAGGCCAGCGGGAATCTATCCATAAAAGCCGCTCAAGTCTCTGTTGACAAGGCTTAAGAAAAGCCCGGCACTCGGGCTTTTCTGTTACCACGGGTACAATGTTTTTATCCGTTACCTCGCGACGGTTTCTGCGTGATAAACGTCTCAAGCATCTTTTCCGCGATTGCCGACCAGGTGTGACACTGGACCTTTTCAGCATTTTTCACGCGATCAACGCGAGCAATAACCTCATCCCAATCAATCCGCGACTTGATAACCATATGGTTCACCAAAGCTAGGCGATCTGGCGGAAGGCAATCTGGCGGCGTTAATATCAACGCCCCACACATTGCCGCCTCAAGAACAGTTAATCCAAGGCTTTCGGGATGCGTAACGATAAAAACGTCACTCTTACGCAATTCAGCTGCAAATTCGGTTGCTGGTACCGGCGTCCGTCTGTATGGAGTTACCGAAATATTCCCCGGATCAATGGTAACCAATCCGTCATCGGTCAACGTTCTGGCCTCATACGGAACGGTCAGACGCTGAAGGTTCATAAGGATACTTAAGGAGTGATCAAACCCACTAACATCAAATGCAGCGTGGTCTACAAAAATACGCAGAACATCGTCTGTCTTGGTTTCCAGATGGAACAGTTCCTGATTCGCTGCCCATCCAACATGTTTGTTAAAGCGATTATGACGCTCTAACCTGCCGGGATTATCCAGGTACCGCCAGGTATCATCGCGGACAGTAAAAGTAATATCGACTGGTGCCGAATCCAGCATAGAACCGTCATATACCTGGGCTACCCATCCAGAGAATCGGCGACACAGTTGCATGCCTATTTCCCTGGGTACCGTAGTAAAATACCTCAATCCTGGTGCCAAAATGGCCTTCGCAGAACATGCGGTCGCAGCAGTCAACACAGCTTCAACATAATCCTCCGGGCTTTCGGCGCCAGGGGAATATGGACGATGGTATTGCAATGTTACCCCTGCCTCACTAAAGGCGCAGGCCAGGTTATAAGCCCACATTTCCGTATATGTTTTCACATCACTGATGGCTTCAAATTTTCGCCCAATGATCAGGATGTTCATCGGCTTTTCCTCATTCCATTGCATCAATAATCCTCTTGCCAGTCAGCACCAGCATAGTTATCAAACCGTGAGTATTGGCCGTTAAAAGCCAATCTCACCGTGCCAATTGGGCCATTTCGTTGCTTTCCGATAATTACCTCGGCAATGCCCTTCATTTCGCTATCCGGGTGATAAACTTCGTCGCGATACAGAAACATGATCAGGTCTGCGTCCTGCTCAATTGCTCCTGATTCACGTAAATCTGAATTTACCGGTCGTTTGTCCGCACGCTGTTCAAGCGATCGATTAAGTTGTGACAATGCCACCACCGGTACTTGTAATTCCTTCGCCAAAGCCTTCAGTGAGCGAGAAATCTCGGCAATTTCCAGCGTTCGGTTATCTTGCAGCTCGGGGACGCGCATAAGTTGCAGGTAGTCGATCATAATCATGCTCAAACCACCATTTTCTTTATAAACACGACGAGCGCGGGAACGAAGCTCTGTCGGCGTCAGGGCGCTTGAGTCATCAATAAAAATATTCTGCTTGTCCAACAGAATCCCCATTGCGCCAGAAACCCGCGCCCAATCCTCGTCGTTAAGTTGCCCTGTTCGAATACGAGTCTGATCAACGCGTGCAAGAGAAGCCAGTGAGCGCATCATCAGCTGGTAGCTCGGCATCTCAAGGCTAAAAACCAATACGGGCTTATAGTTACGGACTGCGGCATTTTCGACGAGATTCATCGCAAACGTGGTCTTCCCCATAGATGGGCGGGCGGCGACAATGATGAGATCGGACGGCTGAAGCCCTGCCGTCTTCTTATTGAGATCGGTAAATCCCGTATCAAGCCCCGTTACACCATCATGTGGTCGCTGAAACAACTCTTCTATGCGAGATACCGTTGCATCGAGAATGCTGGCGATATCTTTTGGACCACTACCGCTCTTTTGTCGTTTTTCAGCTATTTCAAAAACGCGGCGCTCGGCCATATCCAGCAATTCATTGCTGCCCCTGCCATCCTGCGCATATCCAGCTTCGGCTATTTCATTTGCGACGGAAATCATTTCACGAACAACCGCGCGTTCACGAACGATATCCGCATAAGCACAAATATTTGCCGCGCTGGGCGTGTTCTTTGACATCTCCGCAAGGTACGCAAAACCACCGGCGCGTTCTAATTTACCGTTCTGTTCAAGTGCTTCAGCAAGTGTTATCAAATCAATCGGTTTGCCATGACTTAATAACCTCTCCATCTCACTGAAAATTTCACGATGAGCACTGGTATAAAAATCATCAGCAACTATACGATCTGCAACTTCATCCCAGCGGCAGTTATCAAGCATTAAGCCACCAAGTACAGCTTGTTCTGCACTAAGGGAATTTGGCATGGATTCAAGAGGGGATGCAGACATTAGCACTCCACCCAGGCGTGCTGAATGTCAGATATAATCGGCATACTCAAATCACTCCTAACGATATGAGTCATCACCAGAAAATCAGGATTAATGCGCCGGACTCTTCCCGGCTGTCACACCGAATCGCCAGGATGGTGAATCCCTTTACCCGAGAAACAACAAACGGTGGCTTGCACATTCCGGCTACCTGGTTCGTTGCCTGAGCTAGGGGCAAGGTTCCCCCCTTTTAACGTCACCAGACCGCTAACGACGCATGTGCCAGACGCCGTGTTACAACCAAATATGGTGGCCCCTACCGGACTTGAACCGGTGACCGTGCGATTATGAGTCGCCAGCTCTAACCACTGAGCTAAAGGGCCGGATTACTGTTTCCTGAGTGCTTCTATGACGCCAGCAATACCGCCTACAACTATGCCAGCAATGACAACGAGAACAATTGGATGCTTGTCAGCAAAATCCCAGAAGCCCATCACTGATCCTTAGAAGCTGTTTTTAATATCGGCCATACCAATGTTACAGCTACTGCCACCAACGCCCCGTCCGATAAAACTGACAGGATTGTGCTGGTGAAATCCACCAGCACGGACAGCAAGAGAAAACCAATGGCGATTGCGATACGTGCCTTGCTTGCCATTACAGATAATCTTCCACACGAAGACCTAAACGACGGCCTACTTCTTCCAGTACTTTGTGTTCTGCTGGCTCGATTTCACCGTCCGCTTCTGCAATTGTCAGCATGTTAACGAATACTTCTTCCGCTTCTTTTGGATCGTTTTTGATATCTTCAATTTCGCGAAGGATATTCATGCGACCAACACGGAAGCCAGCTTCCAGTTGCTCGGTAAAGCGGGTAATTGTTGCAGTAATTTCGTTACCAAAATGACTAAGACGCGGATTAGAGCGGACAAGCTGATCAAGTTTCGCTGTTTCTTCTTTTTCGATTTCACCATCAGCGGCAGACACCAACAAACAGCCACCGATGATGGCCTCCATCAGATCGCGATTCTCAACTTTTTTCAGCTCTACTTTTGCAGAAGCGACTTTCTTGCCGAACAATTTACCGAACATTGGTTATCCCTCAATAAAAGTGACATATTTATTAGATTGCGGTGCCGAGTGCCTCCCGGTGACGTTAACCAGTTAACAATTAACGCCGGAATGTTTAACCATTAAGGAGGATTGTTTTAACTGTTCCGCGTGCGCTTAGCCGCATTCACCGCAACGGAAAGAGCATTCCTGGTGGACCTGTAGATTGGGATATGAACCCGTTACAGGAGAATGCTCTTACCTGTTACGTGCTCCGTTTCGTGGAGCTAACGGCGGGTGATCGGGCCGCACCAGACTGGACTTATTTCAGCGTTATGCTCATGCCAGAGAATCAAACTGTGATGGTCGGTGCTGAACTCCGACACAGGGTTGTAGCAAGCCCCGCAAAGCGCGCACTACTGTAGTTGCGGCACATCAGCCTGTGCATTCACCACAATGTTGAGAACACTGGTTGTCACGCTGCAACGCAACATTTATTCGTAGATTGGGATATGACCCCGTTACGCCAGTGTTCTCAACGTTGTAGTGCCGGTTACGGTTCCGGCCAGGCCTCTTCCTCAACGGGGTGTTCTCCATACGGACTACCGTTTATTGGTCGTTCCTGCGGTTTATGTTGTGAAGCCAGATGCTTATCTTCTGGTTGCTTCAAAGAGCTGCACTTCATCACAACGGTAAGAGCACTCGATGCATTTAAGCCAAGCCCCATAAGGGAGAATGCCCTTACCTGTTGTGTTGTGATGACCGGTGCTGATCTCCGGCTTGCGGTTATTTCAGACTCTCACGGGCGTTTAATTGCCCCGCCGAACAGCTCTTTTCCGCAATAGCTGCAATGTCTTTCGCGCATCAGCCTGCGCATTCATCACAACGGTAAGGGTACTTCGTAGGGATTCGAACCCTCTGCCAAGCACGGCGATCTCCGACGTCGCAAAACACCCTTACCTGTTGTGTTGGTGCCGATTAACGGACTCGAACCGCTGACATCCTGCTTACAAGGCAGGCGCTCTACCAACTGAGCTAAACCGGCATTGGCGATGGCGGATGGATTTGAACCATCGACCCGTTGATTAACAGTCAACCGCTCTAACCGCTGAGCTACACCATCACTTGCCGGGTACGTCTCCGGCGAGGGCTTCCACCTCCGTATGCTTTTCGGCGCACCGCGCCCTGGCTGCAATTCGGTAACAGGGGATGCACAACCCTGGCTTCCAGCGTGATTAGCGCCTTCAGCATGACGGGATATACCCGTAAATTCGTGGAACTGTACCCAAAGTGCTGTTAAGCACCGCTGTTACGCTGAAAAGAAGACGCAACAGGAAAGGACGCTGACCAACAGATGGCCCCTTCTCGTTCATCTGGTTAATCACACCAGCGCCCTTACCTGTTGTGCCTCCCCGTTCCCTAATACACAGACGGGGACACTCTGCGGTCGATTTTTTGACGGGGGACGACTCATACCCCGTGGCGTCTGGCTTCTTAGGCCGCTACCATCATCAGATCATCGTTTGCATTTACTTTAATGGTCAGTTTCTAAACCGCCGCAAAGTCGCTAACCATGACGAAAACCCTGAAAAAAACGCCCACCCGAAGATGGGCAAACTGGAAGCTCGTAACGCACTTCGGCGTTGCCACTTAGGCGCATGGTCAACCTGGCAACTCGGTGGTTTGTCTGGGAGGACTAGGCCCAGCCATGCTTACCGCCGCGCCTGTCGCGGCTAACAGCTAAATCGCTCTATAAATCACGATTCATTGAGGCGATATTACACTAATAAATTTATTAGAGCAATATACCTAAAACGTCATGAGCAACACCTCGAGTGTCCCCCTTACAAGACACAGAACGTCTGGCAAAAAGAGGCTCCACTCTGAAGCCATTGTCATGATAAAGCTCTCTGATGTTTGGCGCGCCACTGTTAGTAATGAGAACCTTTGCACCTCGGCGATGAGCATCCGTCAACAGAGACACCAGGCGTTTTTGCTCTTCAAACTTAAAGTCATGACCGGAATAGTTCGTGAATCCCTCTGTATTTGGAAGCGGTTCATACGGCGGATCACAGAAGATGACATCTCCTTCTCCGGCAGCTTCAATCACCGCAGCAAAATCACCACATACAAACTCAGAACACCCTTCCGCACCGAGGAAGGCTTCCATCTCCTGTAATGGGAAATACGGAGTTTTATACTTCCCATAACCGACATTGAACTCACCGGCCTGGTTGTAACGCGTCAATCCGTTAAAACAATGTCGGTTCAGGAACAAAAACGCCGCTGCGCGATGTAAATCATCATAGACTTGTTTGTTAAACGCATTCCGTACTGCCAGGTATCCTTCCTGTGTGTTGTAGTCCTGGAAAAACCGATGCGCCAGTGTGATAAGTGAATGCGCCTCGCGTTGCAGAGTCTTGTAAAAGTTAATGGGGTTTGAGGGCCAATGGA